AATATAAAGTGCCTGTAGGAGTCCCTAGGGGGTCTAAAAAATTTCAATTCTAATTTCGTTTGGAGGTTCAGGTGCCGAGGTACAAGGTCATGGAGGAGTGGGATATAGACCCAATGATCGAGTTGGGTGCAGCGATGCACGCGGAGAGTGCCTTTCGTGACTTGGACTATAGTCGTGACAAGTGTTTTCAGTTAGGTGTGCGTTGTATCTCGCACCCTGATCGTTACTTTGGATACTGCGCGTATGAGGGTGACGAGTTGACGGGTATGTTGATTGGTCAGCTGGTGCCTTACTATTTTGGAAATGACCTTCTCGCAAACGACATTCTCTGGTATGTTAGGGAGGACAAGCGTGGTTCGATGATGGGTATTCGTTTGTTGAATGCCTTTAGGGACTGGGCAAAGGAGCGAGGTGCGAGTGAGGTTTGCATTGGCGTTTCGACTGCGTTAGACTTGGATAGGACGCATAAATTGTTGTCACGGATGGGATTTACACATGTTGGTGGCACATTCAAAGAGGCGGTGAAGAATGTTGAAGCTTGATTGGTTGACTCTTGAACCTCGGTTCATTGATCGGAGTGTTTGTTTTTGTACTGGTGGCAGTGATACGAGCGGCGATGAGCCAGACGGCGTAACGTTTACTTCAGGCCCGGGTTACAAACCAGGCGATGGTATTAAGATTAGTTCTGACACGTTGGCTGCAAATTCCACCGATGACACTTATAGAGGGTTTAATACTTCTCCTGCAAGACAAGCTGAGATTTTTGGAACGGGCACTTACAACGATCCGTATGAAACTGGCACGGGGGCTGATCCAAACATTGGATTTGTATCTGGTGTCACGGGCGATGCAGAGTTTACGGGTGCTCCGTCTGTTGCGAGTGCTGCGTTAGCATCATTAGATGATTCTTTCAACTTGTCTCCTGCTGCCTCTCCATCACAGAACCTGACCGCTGAACAAAAGGCTATTGTTGAGACTGCTCTTTCTAGGGGAGAGCAGCCACCTGACTTTAGTAAGCCAATGACAGTTGCGGAGTTAGCACGCGAAAAAGAACTTGAGGATATTTTCAGTGAAACCAACCTTGACCCAGCAGCAGGTCAAGAGGAGCAACGCGCAAGAAACGAACAACAAATGGCTGACCGTGCGGTGGCGTTGAACGCAATCAATGACATGCTAGGTATTTCTCGTGCGCAGGATGCAACAGCACAGGATGTTCTTGGTGGTGGCATCTCGACTATTACCGGTCCTGTATCTCGTCCGCAGGTGCAGGGTCCGCCTCAAATGCCCGACACGGTATATGACTCAGACATGGGGATGGTCGGCTCTGGAACCTCGGCTCCTACTGGAGATTTGTACGGCGGTTATGAGGACGACCCAGCGTATGATGCGGACATTTTTGGCACACCTCGCTATGCTGGCGGCATTACAGGACTAGACGGCAAGTTGCAGGGCTTTGACATGACAGGTTACACAGGCCGGAGTGACCAGCCTCGTGACCCGAATGTTTCGAGCATGGGCGATTTTGTGGACACTGCAACAAGAGGCGGGATCCTAGGTAAGGTAACCGATTATGGAATAATCCCGAATGTTGTGTCTCGGCTCACGGGTCAGACACCTATGGACATGCGCCGCGAGAGTGTCAGAGAGTTCTTTGAAGCGGGTGCGCAGTTTAATCCAGAGTCCGGCAAGATGGAACTGCCTGCGGGTAAGGGGATGTTGAAGATGAGCGACTCCGGCATGGTTACTTACTCTGGTCAGTCCGATCCAAACTATACGGGCATGTACTCTAACTTGGTTAATCCTTCGACAGGTGGAGGCGGAGGCGGCGGTAGCATGACCGATGCGACAGGTGCACCTGTTAATGACCCTTGTCCACCTGGATACAAAATGGTTGATGGTTCTTGCCAGCCAGACGGCACTAGCACAGATGGTTCACAGGCAGGGGTCGGCAGCACAACCTTCTCGCCTTTCTATACACCGCAGCAGGTTGCTACAATTAACCCGTTTGTTCTTCAGCCCTATCCTAATCAAACCATGCCCTTTAGTTAGTCATGAGTCTTGAGACAGTACCAGAGGAAGTAGCACGCGAGATACTTGCTCTTCAGCAGCAGACGGTAAAGCTGCACATTCGCGAACAAGCGAAAGAAGAGTTCATGCCGTTTGTACACCATGTGTATGACGGCTTTGTTGAGGGAAGACACCACCGCGTTATTGCGGAAAAACTGGAACGAGTAGCAAGGGGCGAGTTGAAGAGGCTCATAGTTAATATGCCTCCTCGTCACAGTAAGTCAGAGTTTGCATCTTATTTGATGCCTGCTTGGTTCTTGGGTCGCAACTCAAAGCTCAAGATTATTCAAGCAACGCACAACACCGAGCTTGCCGTAAGGTTTGGTCGTAAGGTTCGTGACTTGTTAGCTACACCAGATTATCGAGTCGTGTTTCCCGATACCAACCTGAAGGCAGACGATAAGGCGGCTGGACGCTGGGGTACGGCAGAAGGCGGGGAGTATTTCGCGGCAGGGGTGGGCGCGGCGATGACTGGACGCGGTGCGGATTTGTTAATTATTGATGACCCGCACTCGGAACAGGACGCATTGTCGTCTACAGCATTTGATCATGCTTTTGAGTGGTACTCATCAGGACCACGACAACGTTTGCAGCCAGGTGGTGCGATCATTATTGTTATGACGCGCTGGGGCATGAAAGACTTGACAGGTCAGGTTTTGAAGATGCAGGCGCAGGACTCTATGGCTGACCAATGGGAGGTTGTAGAGTTTCCGGCTATTTTGCCAAGTGACAAGCCTTTGTGGCCTGAGTTCTGGAAAATGGATGATTTGATTAAGGTCAAGGCATCGCTTCCTGTTGGCAAATGGAATGCGCAATGGCAACAAAATCCGACAGCCGCCGAAGGGGCGATTGTCAAGAAGGAGTGGTGGAATGTCTGGGAAAAGGAAGATATCCCTTCTGTTAAATACATTATTCAATCATACGATACCGCGTTTAGCAAAAAGGAAACCGCTGACTATTCTGCTATTACCACTTGGGGAGTATTTGAAAACGAAGAGACAGGAGCAGACAATGTTATACTTATGGATGCGCGAAGAGGTCGCTGGAATTTTCCAGAACTTAAAGGCGTTGCGGCAGAAGAGTATGAATACTGGGAACCAGATATGGTCATCATTGAAGCGAAAGCTTCAGGGCAACCGCTGACGGACGAGCTGCGTGCGGCGGGTATACCCGTCATGAACTATACACCAAGCAAAGGTCGTGATAAGATAACGCGTATGCACACAGTTGCTCCGTTGTTTGAGGCGGGTATGGTGTGGGCACCCGAACAGAAGTTCGCAGATGAGGTTATTGAAGAGTGTCTTGCGTTCCCGCATGGGGAGCATGACGACTTTGTCGATAGCATGACAATGGCACTGATGCGGTTTAGGCAGGGTGGCTTCATCGAACTAGACGGCGAGAACGACAACGAAAATTGGTATCCTAGGAAGAAGGAGTATTATTGATGGCTGACAAGTCAACAAAAAAGAAGCTCAATAAGATTAGTGGGCAACTTAAAAAAGCTTCTAACATGCACGCGGCTCAGTCAAAAAAGATTGCTACACTCGCTAATTCTTTTAACGGTGGCGGCTTAGTCCGTAAGGGAACATTCAAAGGAACATTCTAATGGTTTTACCTCCACGCCCGATGGGCAGCTTGACAGACTCTGGTATTGAACCACCAGAGGGAATGGACATCGAAGTGCCGCAGGTAGAAGATTTTGCTGGTGGTGCAGAGGTCATGCAACAGCCTGACGGCAGTGCAATGATACAGGCTCTAATGGGCGGCGAGGGAATGGCGGTTGAAGCCGAAGCCTATGACCATAACGCGAACCTAGCCGAAATTATTGATGATGCTGTATTGGGTGAAATCTCTAGTGATCTTCGTGCTGCTTATGAAGATGACATGGAGTCAAGAGAAGAGTGGAAAGAAGCATACACAAAAGGTCTTGACCTTCTAGGTATTCGTTATCAGGAACGCAGTGAGCCATTTCAAGGAGCATCAGGCGTAACTCATCCTCTTATCGCTGAGTCCGTAACACAGTTTCAAGCACAGTCATACAAGGAACTTCTCCCAGCTGGCGGACCTGTCAAGACACAGGTTATAGGCTCGAAGACCGCCGAGAAAGAAGCACAAGCAAGTCGTGTCAAGAACTTCATGAACTATCAGATTACTGAAGTCATGGAAGAATTCGACCCAGATACCGACCAAATGCTTTTCTATCTACCTCTGTCTGGGTCTACCTTTAAGAAAGTATATTTTGACCCCGCTAAGAATCGAGCGGTATCAGCCTTTGTCCCTGCCGAAGATTTGGTTGTGCCGTACTCCGCAACAGACTTGGCAACAGCCCCACGAGTGACACATGTTTTGCGCATGGACGACAATCAAGTGCGCAAGATGCAAGTTGCAGGTATCTATAAGGATGTAGAGATAACCGCCACTGACGATGATGATGACATTGTTAAGGATAAGGTTGATGAGATTGAGGGTGTAAGTCGTGGATACACCGATGACATACATACAGTTCTTGAGTTTCATGTAGATTTAGACCTAGAGGGTTTTGAAGACGCAGGACCAGACGGCACGCCAACAGGCATCAAGCTCCCCTACATTGTGACGCTCGACCACGGGTCTGGCGAAATCCTGTCAATCACAAGAAACTATGAGCAAGGCGACCAAAGCAAAACTAAGCGTCAATACTTTGTTCATTACAAGTTTTTGCCTGGTCTAGGTTTCTACGGCTTTGGTCTGATCCACATGATTGGTGGGCTGGGTCGTGCGGCTACAAGTATTCTGCGTCAGTTGATTGATGCTGGTACATTGGCGAACCTGCCATCTGGCTTTAAGGCACGCGGTATTCGTATTCGTAACGATGATGAGCCTTTGGCACCGGGTGAGTTCCGCGACATTGATGCACCCGGCGGAGACATTCGTAACTCTATCATCCCGCTACCTTTCAAAGAACCGTCCGGCACACTAGCGTCACTGCTTGGTAGTTTGATTGAAGGTGGACGCAGATTTGTGTCAATCGCAGACCAGCAAATAGGCGACAACAAAAGCGGCGACATGCCTGTAGGCACAACAGTTGCGTTGCTTGAGCGTGGCATGAAAGTTATGTCTGCCATTCACAAACGTCTGCACTATGCGCAACGTATTGAGTTTCGTTTGTTGGCACAGATTTTGGCACAGAACTTGCCGCCTGTGTATCCATACGAGGTAGCAGGTGCACCGTCCGAAATCAAAGCACAGGATTTTGATGGACGCGTGGATGTTATTCCAGTATCCGACCCGAACATCTTTTCGATGTCACAGCGTGTTACACTGGCGCAGACACAATTACAGTTGGCGCAGTCAAATCCACAGATCCATAATCTACACGCTGCGTATAAAAGAATGTATCAAGCCTTGGAAGTGCAGAACATTGATGAAATTCTGCCACCGAAGCCACAGCCAAAACCCACAGGTCCAAGCATCGAGAACGCGAAAGCGTTGCAGGGTGAAATCATAAATGCGTTTCAAGAACAAAACCATGATGCACACATCATGGCGCATGTGACATTTATGAAGCTACCAATAGTGCAGACGACTCCAAACATTTATGCTATATTCATGGCTCACCTTCAGGATCACATATCCATGAAGGCGCGGCTTCAGGTTATGCAACAAGTACAGGCTCAACAGGCTGAAGCACAACAGGCCGCGCTGGCTGCTCAAATGGGAGCAATCGACCCAATGGTTGCTCAACAGGCTATGCAACAGGCTCAGACGGTAACGCCGGAACAGATAGAGTCCGAAGTGGCTTTGTTGGAGGCACAGTTTACTGAGGAACTAACTCAGATGCTGGCACCCGCACAAGGTCAACAGGATCCATTAGTTCAAATACGGCAACAAGAACTTGCCATTAAGGCCGCAGAGGCAGAACGCCGTGCACAACAGGATTCAGCGGAACTTGACTTAGAACGTCAGAAGCTCCAGCAAAAGGCCATGACTGACGCAGCGCGTATCGAACTCCAAGAGGAGATCGCAGAGGACAGAGCAGACGTTAACAGAGAGCGCATTCAGACCCAGCGAGAAATGGCGATGAATCGTGGCTAGGGAGATTTTAAAATTCTGGCGGAACTCGCGGCTGCAAATGCGGCTTTTACAATTATTAAGAAGGCTGTTCAAAACACAGGTGACATAGCCAAAGCAGGAAAAGCTATATCAGATTTTGTTATAGCGAAGGAAGAGTTACAACGTAAAGGCAACAAAAAGAAAAAGACTGGAGTTAGGTCTTCTGATTTGGAAGAGTTTATGGCTCTGGAAAGCATCCGGCAGAAAGAACAACAGTTAAAACAAATTATGATATACACAGGCAGGCCTGGGCTTTGGCATGATTGGCAAAAGTTTCAAGCAGATGCTAGAAAAGAAAGAAGGGTAAGAGAGGAACTTGCAAAACGCAGAAGAGCTGAAATACTAGATGCTATTGGAATAGGAGCGGTGGTGTTGTTAATATCAGCTATGGTTGCAGGTTTAGTTGCTTGGATTGCGTGGTTGAAGGGGATGTTTGATTAATGAGTGCAGAAGACGTAGCAAGAAAGCTATTAGAACTTAAAATACTGCCCAGATTCATGATGTTGTGTATGACAGGCGTGTACATTAGATGCATAGAATGGGCACTTTCGCAGCCGGATTTAACAACTCAGCAGGCTTCGCTAATTTCAGTGGTCACGGGTGCCATGACAGGCAGTCTGGCAGTTTGGTTAAACTCAGAGAAGTAAATGCCAGCTAAATTAAATGAAAATACTGAAGTAGCTTTGCCGCTTCGGAATATTATCAGCATGGTTGCAGCGGCTAGTTTGGCAACGTGGGCTTACTTTGGGTTGATAGAGAGGCTCAATACATTAGAAACCAACCAGACTATGATGCAGGCTGACCTAGAGCAAAACACAGAGTTTCGGATTAAATGGCCTCGTGGCGAAATGGGCAGTCTACCTGCCGACAGCGAACAGTTTATGCTGATTGAGCATTTAGCAACTGAGTTAGAGAAGTTACAGGTAGAGATAGAAGAAGGCCGCGCTCCGTATGACCAGCAACAAAAATTGACACTAGAGTTTTACGAAAAACGTATTAGTAATCTTGAAGAAAACTTAGAAAAGATGCGGAACGGTGGTTGAGTTAACTTTTGTTTTATTGCTGGTTATGGGCGGGGAGAAAGTAGAATACACCCCGTACAAGTCACTTGGTGAGTGCCTTTCTGTGCGCCGCAAGATAAAACGTAATGTAGGCCACACCAACAATTTTGACCAAAAGTGGTCTTGTAAGGAATTAAAAGTTATGATGTTAAATGGAGAAATCTTAGATTTCATTGAGGAGTAAACTATGTTTCAGGCTCTTATTGGCCCTATCGCATCATTGGCAGGCTCATTTGTTGAGGGGCAGGTATCCAAGCAAAAGGCGAAAGCAACTCTTGCACAAACTGAGGCAGAAGCGAAAGCTGAAATAATGAAGACCGCAGCTACCCACGACAGTAAGTGGGAGTTGATTATGGCGGAGTCTACAAAATCCTCAATTAAAGATGAATTAGTCACGGTGATTATATTGATTCCCGTAATTCTGGTTTTTATTCCCGGCATGGAACAAGTGGTGAAGAATGGCTTTGACCGTTTGAACGAGTTGCCTGACTGGTATCAATACTTGGTTTTTCTTGTATGCTCTGCGGCACTAGGAATCAAGGGATTGGACAAGTTCCGTAAGAAGTAGTAATCTATGGCAAAGGAGACTGTCATGCCAAAGAACAAATATACTGAAAAGCAAATGAAAATTGCTCGTGTAGCAGAACCGCGTGATGAAATCACAGGTGCGGATTTTGAGAAGCTCAACAATAGTAAAGCTATGGGCGGCATGATAAAGTACGCTGAAGGTGGTGATACACGCCGCGAGATGCTGATGCAATTACGCGAAGACGCTCTAGAAAAAGGTGACGATGATGCAATTAAAGAGATTGATGCAGAATTGTTTCAGATGGGTGATGATGGCGGTACAAAGAAGCTTCGTTACGGCGGTAAGGTCCAAGGGTACAAAGATGGTATGTCAGTGTCAGTAAACCCATCCAAAGGTCGTGGTTGTGGTATAGCTGTATCAGGCAAGAGCTTTAGCGGAACCTACTGATGACGATTAACATCTCCATAAGCATTTTGCCTGATGGGGCGATACCTGTAGATGTAATGGGCGGCGAAAACAACAACTGTCCATTAGCTACGCAGGATGAAGAACTTAACGCTGAAAATCGTCAGATAGCGGTTGAAGAAGCGGACTATCGCGAAGCACTTCGCGCAGAATATGTATGTGGAAATTGTTCCGCGTACAACCAAACCGATGAAATTAAGAAATGCATCGGTGACGATACAGGCAACACTGGATATTGTCAGATTTGGAAGTTTGTGTGCGAGAGCAAGAACGTGTGTGATAATTGGGCAGAAGGCGGTCCTATCACCAGTGAAAAACAACCTTCCTACAAAGACAATATGTAATGGATGTTGCAGACTTTTCAAAACATGTTTATAACTTACTAGCAAGACGCGAAGAGCAAATCGCGGAGATGCTAACATCTGGTGGTGTTCAAAACTTTGAGCAGTACCAGCGGCTTGTAGGCGAGGTACAGGGTCTTGTCTACGCTAAAGAAGAGATTAAATCCCTGCTGGAGAAACACATAGACGATGCCGAAGACTTTATACGTTCCTGATCACATCGCGCAGGCAAAAGACAAACCCTCAGTTGAAACCGCTTATGTTGAGCAGACAGACAGGGTTCTTGACCCAAGTTTAATCGACAAATCTTTGACAGAACGCTTGCCGCAACCAACAGGTTGGCGGCTTCTTGTTATGCCTTATGCAGGTAAGGCTAAGACAGACGGCGGTATTTACATCCCAGATCAAGCACGAGAGCGGGAAGCATTAGCTACCGTTGTTGCGTATGTTCTGAAACTAGGTCCATTGGCTTATCAAGATCCAAATAAGTTTGGAGACAATCCAGAGCCGTGGTGCGAAGAAGGCCAGTGGGTCTGCATAGGCAGGTATGCTGGGTCTAGATTTAAGATTGATGGCGGTGAAGTTCGCATTATTAATGATGATGAAGTTATCGCAACAATTCTTGAACCTGATGATGTAAAACATGTCTGAGGAGTTAAAAATGGCAGAGGCCGAAACGCAAGTTCAGGAGGACGAAAATGTTGAAGTTACTCTTGATCAGTCTAATGAACCTGATGAAAAGAATACTGAAGAAGTTACTGTTTCGTCTGAAGATACGAGCAGCGATAGTCCAGCTTCATCTGATGATGAGTTGGACAACTACAGTAAGGGTGTTCAAAAACGTATTAAAAAGCTGACCGAAAAAGTTCGCTTTGCAGAACGAGACAAAGAAGAAGCGACTCGTCTTGCTAAGACCATTAAGGAAGAAAACGAAGAACTAAAGTCTCGCCTGACAAGTTTAGATACTGGATATTTAAACGAATACGGCACTCGACTTGAAAGTCAGCTTTCACAGGCTAAAGCCGCATATCGAGATGCTCATGAACGTGGCGATGTGGATTCTATGTTTGACGCGCAACAGGCATTGTCTAAAATCTCTATAGAACAGGAGAGATACAGACTTGCAAAACAGCGACAAGAACAACAACCCGCCGCGCCAGCCGCAGAAACAACACATAGTCAGGTTCAACCCAGTGCTGCACCGCAGGCGACAGCTCCAGACCCAAAGGCGGAAAAGTGGGCGGAAAAAAATGAATGGTTTGGTGATGACGAGATTATGACGCAGGCCGCGTTTGTCATTCACAACAATCTTCGCTCTGAAGGGTTTGACGGAACCGAAGATGAGTATTATACTCAACTTGATACTCGTCTAAAGGAACGCTTTCCTAAAGAGCTTGGATCAAAAGAAAACGAGGGAAGTCCGAGGGTCGCCTCCGCTTCAACTTCCGCATCTCGCAGTACAAAACAGGGGCGCAGGACCGTCAAGTTGTCACCGTCACAGGTGGCTATTGCTAAAAAACTTGGTGTTCCTTTAGAAGAATACGCTAAGTATGTAAAGGACTAGACCATGAATGACGCAAGAAAACCTCGGTCAACACAAACACGCGAAAAATCTTCGCGCCGCAAGCCTTGGGCACCGCCCAGCCGCTTAGATGCTCCTGAAGCACCTCCTGGATATCAGCATCGCTGGATCAGGACTGCACTCAGAGGTGAAGAAGACAAAATTAACGTTCATTCACGACTTCGTGAGGGATGGGAACCAGTCAGAGCCGATGAGTACCCCGGATCCGAGTTTGCTTCTATTGATGATGGTAAGCATGAGGGAGTTATTGGAAACGGTGGGTTAATGTTAGCCCGAATACCTGAAGAGACAGCGCAGGAAAGAACCGAATATTACCGGGGACGGACCCGCGAACAAATGACAGCTGTAGATCAGGACCTTATGAAGGAACAACATCCTTCTATGCCTATCACTAATGAAAGGCAAAGTCGTGTAACCTTCGGAGGCCGCACTCGCGACTCCGATTAATTAGAGAGGTATTGCTATCATGGCAAATTCCAACGGTGCTTTCGGACTTCGTCCGATTGGTGTAGTCGGTCAGGCTGCAAACACCAATGGTGCGACTGAATATCGTATCGCCTCTGGAAACACAAACGCGATTTACCAAGGATCCCCTGTTATCCCACTGTCAACTGGTTTTATTGACATTGTTGGCGCGGCTGCTGGTGGATCTGTAGGTCTTGTTGGTGTGTTCTGGGGTTGCGAATACGTTTCGTCCACCACTGGTGAGAAAATTTTCTCAAACTACTGGCCTGGCTCAGGCGCGGATTCTAACCATCCCGTCAAAGCCTTCGTGTATGACAATCCAATGCAAACATTCGTTATCGCATCAGACGCTTCATTGACAAATGAAAGCACTGCACGCGGTCATGTGTTTGCTAACGCAAACTTTGCAGCGGGTGCTGATGGTTCAACAACCACAGGTATTTCTTCTGCTAAGTTGGGTGTCAGCACTATCGCAACTACCAACACGTTACATCTGCGTATTATGGGTATTCAAGACGACCCTGAAAATGCAGACTTTACCGCTGCTGGTATTGGTTTAATTGTTCGATTGAATAACAGTTTCAACTCACCAAACGGTGCGATTGCGGCTGGTACTCCATCGACTACTGGCGTATAAGGAGACTGAGTAATGGCTATTTCACGCGCACAACTCGCGAAAGAGCTTGAGCCTGGTCTTAACGCTCTTTTTGGCATGGAGTACAATAGGTACGAAAACCAACATGCCGAAATTTTCACCACTGAGTCCTCAGATCGTGCATTTGAGGAAGAGGTGATGTTGTCAGGCTTTGGAGCCGCTCCGACTAAGTCGGAAGGTTCTGCCGTCAGTTTTGACGATGCCAACGAAGCATTCACCGCTCGGTACAACCATGAAACCATTGCACTGGCATTCTCAATCACTGAGGAAGCAGTCGAAGATAACCTGTATGACCGCTTGTCATCTCGTTATACTCGTGCTCTTGCCCGTTCAATGGCTCACACAAAGCAGGTTAAAGCTGCATCTATCCTGAACAATGCATTTACCGCTGGCGCGTCAGCTGGTGGTGACGGTGTTGCTCTGTGTGATGCATCACACCCGCTTACAAACGGCAACACGTTTGCAAACGAACCCGGAACAGCTGCTGATCTGAACGAAACTTCTTTGGAAGACGCTTTGATCAACATCGCAGGTTTTGTTGACGAACGTGGCCTGAAAGTTGCACTGCGTGGCACAAAGCTGATCATTCCGCGTCAGCTTCAGTTCATTGCAGAGCGTCTGATGGTGTCTAACCTTCGTGTTGGAACTGCTGACAACGATGTAAACGCACTTCGGTCAATGGGAATGTTGCCGGACGGCTACGCTGTCAACGACTTCTTGACAGACCCAGATGCGTTCTTCATCATGACAGATGCACCTCGTGGCTTCTTGCACTTTGAGCGTGTTCCTCTGTCAACTCAGATGGAAGCAGACTTCGACACAGGCAACATGCGGTTCAAGGCTCGTGAGCGTTACAGCTTCGGCTTTTCTGACCCACGTTGCGTGTTCGGTTCACCCGGCGCATAAACAGTTTCCTCCCTGGAGACTTAAAGGGCGGCTTTTCAGTCGCCCTTTTTTGTTGTATAGTTACTTATCCCTGACAGTCGCATGGTGCGGCTGACACTAGCCGAGACAGGAGATTAAATTGGCTAATACAACATTTAACGGTCCCGTCCGTTCAGAAAACGGGTTCAAGACAATCATCAAAAACTCCACAACTGGTGCTCTCACCAACGAAATGACTTTGTCTACCTACAGCACTTCAATCACAATCGCTGCATCTGGTACAGATCATAAAGAATCATCTATTGGTATTCCGTCTAACTTTATTCCTATGGGCGTTGCCATCACAGTAACAAGTGCTGCGGCTAACAACGTGAACTTGGTTGATATTGGCACAGACGCTGACACAGATGGTTTCGTAGACGGCATCGCTGTTGCTATTAACTCAACAGGGTTCAAAGGTTTCTTCCCTTGTAACGGTGTACTGGGCATGTCTGGTGGAACAACTACCGCTGCTACAGAGACTGCTGACGAAGTTGAAGTTGTGATTTCCGGCACAGCAGGTGCTGGTGGCGTTGTTGCTCTGAAGTTCTTTGGTATTGCTTCTGATTCACCAACTGCTTAATAGGAGGCTGACATGGCTGCTTCTATTACAGCAAAAACAGCAACAGCTACAGGCACCTTGCTTGGTGGCAGAACTCGTCTAAAAGCGTTCTATGTAAAGACCGCTGGTAGTGGTTCACCTGCGGTTGTTTTTAAGAACGGTTCTGGTGGTGCAACATTGTTGTCAATGGTCTTTCACACATCTGATGATAATCAGATAACAATACCCGATCACGGTATTGTGTTTGATGATGAATGCCATGTTACGTTGACCAACGTAGACTCAATTACAGGGTTCTTCGGCTGATGGCACGCGCCCCGAAAAAGATGCCGAAACGAAACAAGAAAAATTTCCGCCCCACTGAAAAAGGGGCGGGAATGACTAAAGCTGGTGTCAAGGCTTACCGCCGTGCCAATCCTGGGTCAAAGTTAAAGACGGCTGTTACGGGCAAAGTAAAGAAAGGCTCGAAAGCAGCAAAACGCCGCGCATCATATTGTAGCCGTTCAAAAGGGCAGATGAAGATGCATAATATTAATTGTAGTAAAACACCGAAAAAGCGCATTTGCGCGGCTCGGCGGAGATGGAAGTGTTGAACTTGAACAGCATCATAGGTGGCGCAACGTTAGGATTCATTGGTTGGATAGCTTTTAGCGTGGTTGATTTGAAGACAGAAACGGCTGTTATAGCTGTTAAAGTTGATCAAAATCATAAAATGTTAGCAGAGCTTTGGGATTATTATCTTCAAGACAGGGTGAATAATGACAATATCGCGTGGGCAACTCGCAAGCCAGATATCAAAATCACCTCGAACTAAGGGGAAGAACATGGCAAAAGACGCATGTTACAAAAAGGTAAAAGCACGTTACAAAGTTTTTCCTAGTGCATATGCTTCAGGGGCTATCGCAAAGTGCCGCAAGGTTGGAGCGAAGAACTGGGGCACAGGTGGCAAGAAAAAGAAAAGGAAGTCTAGCAGTGGCAAAAGACGAGGTAAGACCTACTAGACCAAAACGTAAGTTTCGTGGAAAGTTAGTAAAGGGCACTGCGGTAGCTCGTGGCTGCGGTTGTGTTTGTGGTCGCAGGCGCAAAAGAACAAAAGGTGCAGTGGAGCAATCTTAATGGCTGTTCGTAAAACAAAAAAAGGACTAGCACTTAAACGTTGGTTCAAAGAGGATTGGAAAGATGTTCGCACAGGCAAGCCCTGTGGCAGGAAGAAAGGGGAAAAACGTGGTGTCCCTTATTGTCGCCCGTCTAAGCGAGTTTCAAGTAAAACCCCGAAGACATCGGGTGAATTGTCGTCAAGTGAAAAAAAGAGTAGAATATCTCAAAAGAAACGGTTGGGTCAGCCAGCTGGTAAACCTCGCCGTGTCAAAGCTGTTCGGCGAAAAAGGAGAAAGTGATGGGTCATTGTGTTTCAAAGAAATCCAAAAAACGGCAGGGCTTAAAAGATGGCGGTTTCGTCAGCCCTCGCAAAGCTATGGCTATGGGTTACCAGATGGGTGGGAATGTAGATGTGAAAAGAGCACAAGTATTTGCGCAGAATCTTGGAAATATGATGCGGGGTTCTGTTCCAATGCGTAAGCCCAAAGGCATGATGTAATGGCTACTTCAGGTTCAAGAGATTTTGACCTAGACTTTGCTGAACTGGCAGAGGAAGCCTACGAGAGATGCGGCTTAGAGTATCGAACAGGATACGATGCTCGTACAGCAAGGCGTTCTCTAAATCTAATGTTTGCCGACTGGGCAAATAGAGGAGTAAATCTCTGGACGGTGAAGCAGGGCACTCAAGCCTTGACTGCGGGTACAGCAACCTACACACTCAACAGCAGCTATTCAGATTTGCTTGAAGTTGTTCTTCGTAGGAGTGGCACAGACTACAATTTGTCTAGAATGTCTCGTTCTGACTACATGTCTCTGCCTAACAAAACCACACAGGGCAGGCCAAGTCAGTTTTTCTTCAATCGACAAATAACGCCTGAGATAACACTTTGGGCGACCCCTGAAAACTCAACTGATACGTTGGTTTTTTACTATATACAACGCATTGAAGATGTTGATACTTTGGCAAATACAACGGACGCACCTTTTAGGTTTTTGCCGTGTATGGTTGCTGGTTTGGCTTACTACCTTGCTATAAAACGAGCACCAGAGCGTGTTCAACTATTAAAAGCCGTGTATGAGGAAGAGTTCCAACGTGCAGCTGATGAGGACGAGGATCGAGTACCGCTAAAGTTACAGCCAAGTATTAGTTATCTTCGTATTGTGTGATGGCAAGATACGCATCTGGCAAAAACGCATACGGTATTTCTGACCGTTCTGGGTTTCGCTATAGACTTTCGGAAATGATCACCGAATGGAACGGCGCAAAAGTTGGTCCAGATGAGTACGAGTCAAAGCATCCTCAATTAGAACCAGCTTTTCCTGGGGCTGACCCGCAAGCCCTTTTCAAACCTCGTCCAGACACTACTAATGAGGTGGCTGGTCAAGTTCTTTTAATACTAAATCCCTTCCAGTCAGGTGCTTTAGGCTCTAATGTAATTACAGTGTACGAACCCTCTCATGGTCGTAGTACATCTGATGTTGTTGTCTTTCGTAAAACGGAGGGATTTGATGGGTTTACAAAAACGTCTTTGGAAAAAGCTACAGGATATGCGATTACTGTTCTTAACGCTGACTCCTACACAATCGCAATCACTGGAGGTGAAACAGCAACAGTCGGAAACGCACGAGGCGGTGGTGGTCATGCGACCGCTGGGCCAGGCACAGCGTCAACAACAGCATCGACCTTTGATTCAACAAGTGTTACACTCGATTCGACAAGCAAGACTTATGATGAGGCTTAAATGGCAAAGCAAACAGTAGGAATTGGTTCAAACGCGAATGACGGCACGGGTGATACTCTGCGTGACGGCGCAGATAAGATTAATGATAATTTCACCGAAATCTACAATGCGTTGGGGAACGGCACTACACTAACTGACATCATTGATACAAACGGTGTTATTGACGTTAGTTCTGGTGCAAACAAAATTGTTTTTTACTATGCTGCTTTGACTGATTTGCCTAGCGCATCAACTTATCATGGTGCGATTGCACATGTCCACGCAAATGCTGGCATGTACTTTGCTCATGGCGGTAATTGGATACGAATAAACGATGAAGTTAGTGGTCCTATAACTAAATATACAGTAACAGCGGCTACGGGTTCTGCCTATACTTTTTCCGGTCCTGGGGCTACTGCTGGCAACAATCCTAACTTTACCTTTTATAAAGGTCACACATACTTAATAGACAACTCTTCCTATGTTACTAGCCACCCTTTGCAGATACGGACATCTAATGGCGGCTCTGCTTTTACAACAGGGGTCACAGAAAACTATAACAGCACCGCTGGGCTGACTCAGTTTATCGTGCCACATGAGCCTAGTGATACTTCGCTAGTATATCAATGCACTGTTCACAGCAGCATGGTTGGAAACATAACAATAGTATAGTGAGCAAGTGACATGTCATTTACATATACACAGCTACAAGATGCAATAAAGGATTTCGCGGAAAACACCGAAACATCGTTTGTTACAAATTTGCCCGTGTTTATTCGTGGTGCAGAAGATCGTATTTTTACGATGGTTGATTTAGAACTGTTTCGTAAAAACGCCACCTCTGCCCTAACGAGCAGCGATCCGTATCTAAGTGTTCCAACCGATTATTTGTCACCGTTTTCATTACAGATTACTAGCACGGGCAATAAAGCATTTTTACTCCAAAAAGATGTAAATTTTGTTCAACAGTATGCGATTGATTACGGCAGTAATGCGGTGCCTCAATACTACAGTGTTTATGATGTTGACAATTTTATTGTTAGTCCAACTCCTGATAGTAATTACACCGTAGAACTTCACTACTACTACAGACCAGCTAGTATCACCGCTGGTTCTGGATCTGGTACGTCATGGCTGAGTGAGAACGCCCCTAATGCTCTTCTTTACGGTTCACTTGTGGAAGCGTATACTTACATGAAGGGTGAACAGGACATGATGCAGCTGTATGAGCAACGATTCTTACAGGAGATTCAACGTCTGAAAGATTTGGCAGAAGCTAGAGAAAATTCAGATGCGTATCGTAGGGGTTTACCCGATAGGCCAAGGACTTAGGAGTAACAAATGGCAACAAGTAACGCAGCAACCACTTACCTTGAGAATAAAATACTTAGTTTTATTTTCAAGAATAATGCTGGTTCATTCGCAACACCGGGCGACAGTATATATGTTGGCTTGGCAACGGCAGTTTCTGACGCAGAGGCTGGTTCATTAACAGAAGCAACCTTTGGTTCGTATGCACGACAGCAAGTGACCGCAGCTAACTGGACACTGGCTTCTGCAAGCACGGATCAACAGACAGTTACCAACGCAGCTAATATTGAGTTTCCGGCATCAACTGGAACCAGCAATACTGTGACACATGCATTTCTTGTAGATGCGGCTTCAAGCGGTAACATTCTGTTTGTTGGTGCGCTGGACGCAAACAAGACTATTGCTACGGGGGATATCTTCCGCATTAACGCTGGGAATCTTACAGTCGAGTTGAAGTAATGGCTCTTGTTCTGAAAGACCGCGTGAAAGAAACAACCACCACAACGGGCACTGGCACATATACTCTTGCTGGTGCTGTAGGTGGCTTTGAGGCGTTTAGTCAAATAGGTAATGGTAACACTACCTATTACGCTTGCACGGATGGAACCGACTTTGAGATAGGTATTGGAACCTACACTGCATCTGGTACAACCTTGGCTCGTACCACAATTTTGCAGTCTAGCAATTCTGATAATGCTGTTAGTTGGTCATCAGGCACCCGCACTATCTTCTGTACGTTGCCAGCAGAGAAGATGATATTTAATGACGCGAGTGGAACCGCGCAGAACTTTACAGAACAAGACCCGAATGCGTTGGCATTCGCAATAGCATTGGGATAGAAAAATGGCTAACGCATTTAAAACATTTACAGACACCGCAGTGGGGACAGCCAACGCAGATGTTTATACCTGTCCTAGTTCAACGGAAACAACAATTATCGGATTGAACATTGCCAACATCCTAACTGTTTCTATCACGGTAAACGTACAGCTAATCAACAATGATGGCGACAATGTGCATATTGTAAAGTCAGCTATTGTCCCTGTTGGCTCGTCACTGGTAGCAGTTGGCGGCGATCAGAAGATTGTGATGAACGCTTCTGACATTTTGAGAATAACAGCCAGCCAAGCATCAGCGGCGGACGTTACCCTGTCTGTATTGGAGATTACCTGATGGCACTTAGCACGATTGATACAAATCAGATTAAGGACGGTGGTGTGCATAACGCAGACATTGCGGCATCAACTACCACTAACCCGTTTCGCACAAACGCTACCAGCATTACTAGCGACCTGACTGTGGCTTCCACAGAAAACGCAGGGGCTTTTGGACCAATAACCATCTCCGCAACAATCACTGTTAATGGAGTGTTGACCGTTGTCTAGTCGTATTCTTGTAGATGAAATATATGGCAAGACTTCTAACTCGTCTGCACTAACGATTGGCAGTAATGGTCTTGTTACGCCTAAAGCTGTAGCCTTTCAAGTTGAAGCCACTGACACAGACCAAAGTTATACAGCAAGTGCCTATGCGAAGATAACTTGGGAGACAGTTACATTAGATACTGGAAGTTATTGGGACACCACAAATAATAGATATACGCCACAGGTTGCTGGTTGGTATTTATTTGGTGGCACAGTCAGAGTTCAATTTCCCAGTCTTGTAAACTTTGTTGCTTTTAACATAGCAAAAAACGGCAACACAAGTGATGGCACGGCTTTAATGTCACAAATTCAAAACTCTTCTACGGATACTTTTGGCAATGGTGAGTATGCAATGCCCACTGGCATGATTCAACTGAACGGTTCTACCGATTATGTTGAGGTATACTTTCAATCTGATGAAGCCGCAACTATTCACGACCACGCTACCAGAAAGTCGTATTTCTGGGGACATCTTGTTCACGCAACTTAGGAAAAACAATGGCATCAGAACTGGGCGTACAAACAATACAGCACACTAATGGCACAGATGCTATGACCATAGATAGCAGTGGTCGTATTCTTCAGCCAACTAAACCAGCGTTTACAGCACACAGAACAAGTAATCAAAATTCAGGAATAATTATATTTGACACTGCTTTGGTAAACCAAGGTTCGCATTACAACACAAGCAATGGAAAATTTACTGCGCCTATAGCAGGTCTTTATCATTTTTCATTTCAGGCTTTAAGCGATAATGACGGAACAGACGCTTATTATAGTGTGTCTTTATATATCAACGGGTCTTCGTATGCTGTTGAACAAAGTTACACTTACGAAGATAATGATTCAACTGCTGGAGGTTCTATTGTAGCGTCTCTTTCTGCTAACGATTATGTTCAAGTTCATAGTAGTAAAAAGGTATATGGGTACGCGGCAACCTTTAATTGTACATATTTTTCAGGCTTTCTAATAGGATAGAGTAACAGGATGACTAGCATAATAAAAGCTGACCGTGTTCAAAGTACATCCGATGGGTTTGTTCTTCCTCCTGCTGGCGGCGTTATTCAAACGCAGTATTTACAATATACAAGCACAACTAGCACTTCTTGTCCAAATGCCACTAATGTATCACTTGACCACTTAGCGGTGAGCATTACACCTATATCAACCAGTAGCATTATAAGAATTGATGCAATGGTAAACGGTGAGTGGTCTAATCAAGGTTCTGCCTATAACTCAGTTTGGTTTTTTTACAGAGGTAGCACAAAGCTGGGTCATGTCAGTGCTGACCACTTACCTGTAGGTGTTCTTATGGGTACAAGTATAACTTATGATGCCGCAAACAACGCCTCGACACCAGAACACGCAGTTTACAGTTACTTTGATACGCCTTCGACAACCAGCCAGATAACTTACAAGGTAGGTGTTTATCAGGGTCAGAGTGCTACTCAAACGTGGTACACTAATAGAACTGTAGGTGATAGTACTAATAATTCTCAGTATGAAAGAGGCACATCGTTTATTAGCGTGACGGAGATAGCTGGATAATGGCATACATCGGCGCACAACCAAATAAGCAGTTAACAAAGACAACGAGTCAGTCCTTCAACGGCACAGGTTCGGCGACCGCGTTTACACTTAACCGCGCCGTGAACACTGGTGAGGAGCTAGAGGTGTTCGTTGACAACGTGCAGCAGGAGCCTGGGGTTGGCAAGTCATACACAGCCACAGGAACTACACTGACGTTTGACGAAGCCCCGCCGTCTGGTACAGGTAACGTGTACGTTATCTATCGCGGTCAGGCAGAGGTAACAACACGGCTGGAAGCACCAGACCTTTCTATTACAACTGCGAAGCTGGCGGCTAGTGCGGTGACTACAGCGAAGATAGCTGATGATGCTGTAACATCTGACAAGCTAGCGCATGACCTAACTGTGCAGACCAGCCTAAGTGTGCCAACAATCAAAGACAGCAGCGGTTCAAATACTGCTATGACGATTAATAGCAGTGGGATTATTTCTACGCCAGCAAGGCCAGCATTTTACGCTTATGGTGACGATGGTTGGACAGGGCTGGCCGCTATTAATACTTATTACATAGGTGGTTTTGACCACACTGAGTTTAATATTGGCAGTCATTATAATACAAGCACTAAACTTTTCACTGTGCCTGTGAGTGGTGTTTATCTCTTTAGGTCGCAAGTTTATTTTAACGACAGTGGCAACCCGACAGTGCAAATTGCTTTTCAACAAACCAGTAGCGGCTCTACTACGCTTATAGCTTTTACGGCTCAACAGCAAGCTGGAGACGGAACTATTGGTATAACAAGAATTTATAATGCAGTGGCTGGTCAACAAATCGGTGCTTATGTTTACAAGTCCGCTCTTACTGCAAACACTGATTATTTCTTAGGTATAAATCATTCTTATTTTTCTGGCGTATTTTTAGGGTAGGAGTTTGAAATGCCATTAAGCAAAATTAAAACAAACTCTGTAGCTGACGAGGTTTTTGAAACAGGGCCTAATCTTATTCAAAACGGATCTATGGCTGTTAGCCAACGCGGAAGTAGCTTTAGCTTTGCACATGACGGAACGAGGTCAGCTTACACTTTAGATAGGTTTTCTTTTTCTATGAGAAGTACATCAGATGAGTTTGACTGTACAGTTGCACAAGTGACTGATGCGCCTGCTGGTTTTTCAAAGTCTCTAAAACTGACAACAGGCACTGCTGAAAGTGCTGTTGGTTCAGATGAATATTACAATTTCTATCACCCAATCGAGGCACAAAACTTACAGCACTTACAACACGGCACATCAGGCGCAAAAAAAGTAACTGTATCTTTTTATGTTAAATCTTCAATAACAGGAACTTTTGGTTTTAGTGCATACAAAGCAGACAACACCCCGCGAGTTATAGCAAAAACTTACACAATAAGCAGTGCGAACACATGGGAAAGAAAAGAAATTACGATAGAGGGCGACACGAGCCAATCTATTGATAATGATAATGGCGGAGGAATGTGGCTTTATTGGATGATGGGGGCGGGTACAGACTTTAACAGTGGTGCTTCTACAACAACTTGGGCAGATTATGGAAGTGGCACAACATGGTTTCAAGCTAGTGCTACAAATAATGTTGTTACAACAGCAAGCGCAACTTGGCAACTAACAGGCGTACAACTTGAAGTAGGCGAAAAGGCAACGCCTTTTCAGCACGAGAGCTATGGGGCAACATTACGCAAATGCCAACGCTATTATTTCCCAGCGCAAAACTACAATATTTACTCAGGATGGGCTATGACATGGGGCAGTGGTACGCAGTATCCAAAAGTTAACGCTGATTTTCCTGTCCCTATGAGAGCCGCGCCTAGTATTACTTACGGGCAGTCTAACAGCGGCACTGCGAATCAAATTGAATGGGTTGACGGTTCAACCACAGGCGCGAGTTCATGGGGTGTAGGCGTAAATGGTATCTATTACGTTTTTACCCCCTCAAACATAGCTGCAAATATTTCGGGTCAGTTTAGATATACAGCAGATGCGGAGATATAAATGAACATCACAAGCGCAAAGTACGGGACAGACCAGAACGGAAACAATATTGGGGTCATGGCAGTTATTGACGGCGGAACAATGTGGGTTCCAAATGACCCTGATAACCGACATTGGGAAGCTGTTGTTGAGTGGGAAAAGAAAGACGGCAATACAATACAGGACGCTGACTAATGGCATATATAGGCATTGACCCAAACGTAGGTGACATCAGCTTTCAGACCTTTACAGGCACTGGAAGCGCAACTGCGTTTACACTGGCACAAAGCGTTGTCAGCGGCGAAGCCATTATGGTTGTTATTGGTAACGTCATTCAAGAGCCAGGGATAGGCAAGGCGTATACAGCGCAAGGCACAACTCTCACCTTCTCCTCACCGCCAGCTAATGGCGATGTAATACAGGTGCGCTACTTTGGTCGTGCCGTGGATCAGCCTACCAGTTTTGCAATGCAGTTGTTCAGGTACACAGCAACAGCAAGTCAAACCGCCTTTACAGGTGCGGATGCTAACGGTGCAATACTGGCCTTCTCTGGTAACGATGTGGATGTATATCTAAACGGTGTGCATCTTGACAGTTCAGACTTCACTGCCAGCAATGGTGATACAATCACACTTGGTTCTGGTGCAGCGGTAAACGATGAGTTAGTTATCCGCGCTTTTCGTGCATTTACTGTGACAGATACAGTCAGCAAGTCTAGCGGCGGTACATTCGCGGCTGAGATTACAGCGACACAGTTTCAGACTACAAACACCACAGTTGATACCGCTGTATTCCGCACCAATGGACAAACAGTAGACGAGGATACTACAATAGCATCGACCAAGAACGCATTGGCGATTGGTCCGTTGACCATAGACACATCAACTGCGATTACCGTCAATGGTAATCTGACAATACTGTGAGGCACAGATGGCTTCAATACTGAATGTAAATAAGATTAGGGCGGCGGGTTCGACAGCAGACGGCCTTACGATTGACAGTAGTGGACGCATTAATACACCTGCCAGACCTTTATTTAGAGTTGGCATGACAAATACTACTTCAGGTTCAACTGGCGGTATAATTATATTTGACACTGCTATAAACAATGTTGGTAATCATTACAGTACTAGCACGGGTATTTTTACTTGTCCTGTTGCTGGATTTTATCAATTTGGGCATAGCATCTTATTTCAAGATGTAGCTACTTCAGATGACAGTATTCATACTTATTACAGGGTAAACAGTAATTCAGCTACTGGTTATCTTTTTGACCGAGCAGATGGATTAGATGCAAATGGCTATTCAGGCACAGGCGGTTATTTAAATTCTAGAGGTAATGGTATAATGCAGCTCGCGGTTAACGATACGGTTGACTTGTATTTTACCTGCACTGGTTCAATTCAAATTCATGGAAACTCGAATTCAAATTGGAGTCAGTTTTACGGATATTTAATAGGATAAATCATGTCAACATTATTCGTAGATACAATAAATGAGAAGACCACAAACAACGGGGTGGAGATTCCGGGTCATGTTATCAATGTTCAGTCTGTAAAGTTTAGTGGTACTCAAACTACAACCAGTAGTTCGTTTACAGATGTTACAGATTTAAGCATAACTATGACACCAAAATCATCTAGTTCTAAATTTTTTGTATCTTGTTCTATGGCTGTAGGTTGTGACAATTATTTTGTTTATCTTAGATTGGTAAGAAATGGAGTAGCTTTACTAACCCCTGACGACACAGGTAGCAATAGAAGTACGTCTCATTTTCAATATATGAGTGATGTTGTTGGCTCAAGTGCTTATATACTTTTGCATCTTCCAGCGCAACATCTTGATTCACCTAATACTACATCTGCTGTTACTTATAAAGTTCAATTTGCTATAAGGTCAGATACTAGTATGTCAGGCTATATTAATAGAACCCATAGAAATTTAGATAATGCAGGCGGCTATGATGCTAATGGTGTATCAACACTTACTGTTATGGAGATTGGCGGATGACCAGCATATTAAAAGTCACCGAAATCCAAGACCCAACGAACTCGAACAGTGCGCTATCGATTGACAGCACTGGACGCATCACTACCCCAGCTAGACCAGCGTTTAGAGCGGGGTTAACTGCCAATTATTCTCACGGAAGTGGGGGTGTTGATATGTCGGCTAACGGAACTTGGGGCGTGCTTTTTGACATAGGTGGAAACTTCAACACTTCCACTGGACTGTTTACCGCCCCTGTAGCTGGCATTTATATGTTTACTGGAGTTTGGGGCACTAATTCAATGACCAACACTATGACTTATGCAAGTTGGGAGTTTACGGTTAATGGCTCAAGAACAAACACATTTTGGCATGGCCATGACCTTGATGGTTCGGCATCATATCACGGTCACGCTAACACTGGCGTTTACCAGTTATCAGCAAATGATACAGTTGGTATATATTCCGAAATATCACAATCAGTAACAATAAATGGTAACGCTAGTATGACTTACAGTAACTTCTGCGGGTTTTTGGTGGGGTAAATAATGGCATCAGTATCAGAAGCAATTCAAGCACTAGACCCAAACTGTCAGTTTGTACTGCGTGGCGAACCCACAGACGCGATTAGTTTTAACGCGGCCTTTAGTCTTGTAGTGGGCGTAGATGAGAGTGGTTCAGCTATACTATCTGATGACTCAAATGATTGGGAAAGGGCAGGAATAACATGGGGCACGGTCAAAACAAAACTGAACGAACTTAACGAACTAGAGCCAATGAAGCGGTTGCGCGAGGAGCGTAACCGCCGTATCGCTGAGACAGATTGGTGGGCATCGTCTGACCTTACCATGTCCGCAGAACGCACAGCCTATCGTCAGGACTTGCGCGACATAACTAAAATCTTCTCATCACTTGACGATGTGGTGTGGCCTGATAAGCCGGAGTAAGCTATGAGTAACGCCCGTAATCTTGCTAATCTGTTAGGTACAAGCACTACAGTTCCGTCTTCTAAACAGCCTGCTGGTTCTGTGTTGCAGGTAAAAAGTGATGTTTTAACAGGAGCTGCATCCACTTCAGGCACAACTTTTGTTGACACTGGGCTGTCTGTTGATATTACACCAAGCTCTACGTCCAGTAAATTTTTAATTATAGTAAATTTGGGTCTTGTCGGTGTAAATTCAAGCGATGGTGTTATGACCAAACTTTTTAGAGATTCTACTGAGATAGCTTCTGCAACTGGTGCAGATACACGAAATCTTTTTACACAGAGTTACTACGGTGCTACATCCAATTATTATGTAGGAACTAGCAATCACTTTTTTGATACGCCTTCTACATCATCACAAATTACTTACAAGCTACAATTTGCAATGACAGGCTCAACAAACACAGGCTACATAAATAGAAGACCCAGTGATAATTTTGCTAGAACAAGCTCTAATTTTACTGTTATGGAAATAGCAGGCTGATGTTCGGCGAACTGTCGATATCAGAAAACCCGCTTGCCACCCAAGGCATTGTGCTTTTTGGGTCTGAATCGCTTGACGCAAACTTCACGCAGTCAACAGACTTATCCGCCATACTTAACGGTAGTATGTCGGTTGATGCTTTCTTCTCAAAGGTGTCCGCAGCGGCGGGGACGCTGGTTGCTGAAATAGAAATTACATCTGACTTTACACAGACCACACAGGGGCTGCGTTTTGCTACTGGCGTGGCTGACTTAGATTTTCAGTTTGACCAGACAACAGCGGCAAACCTTACAGCGTCTGGTGACGCATCAGTTGATGCTAACTTCACACAGACAAGCACCGCAGTCAAAGTAGCCTCTGGCGTAGCTCAAGTAGACTTTAACTTCACACAAACATCCGCTGCTATAGCTATACTTTACTTGCTCAGTGACCAAACTGCACAATTTGATTACGACCCACTAGGTGGTTTGCTGCTTAGAACAGGGCTGAGTATGGATTCTCAGTTCGACATTACGCAGGCTCTGGGCGGGTTCTTGCGCTTTGCGGCGCAGACAATGGACAGTGTGTTTATTATGACGGCAGATGGTGCTATACTCTGGGTAAAGGTTGACGCAGGTGGTACACCAGAAAGCTGGACACAGGTGACACACACAGGCGATAGCTGGACTGAAATAAACGCAGGCACATCGTCTGAAACATGGACAAACAAGGTGGTATAAATGGCAAGTACATTTACTTCAAACTCAGGTATTGAAAAACCGGGATCTGGTGAACAGGCTGGGGCTTGGGGGACAACTGTCAATACAAACTTTGACATCATTGACCGTGTCTTAAACGGCGTTGTTACGCTTACTTTGACAGGTACAACCACAACACTTACCACAACAGACGGGGCTTTGTCAGACGGTCACTATAAAGTGTTGGTGTTATCTGGTTCTCCGTCAGGCACAAATACAGTTACTATTACTCCAAATGACCAGTCAAAGCTGTATCTTGTAAACAACACCACCTCACAATCTGTTGTGTTCACACAAGGCTCTGGCGGTAACGTTACTATTTTAGCAGGAGCATCCGCTTGGATTTATGGCGATGGCGCGGGTTCTGGCGCACAGGTTCGTGTGTTGCCCTCTGATGTTGTTGGGGACACGACCCCACAGCTTGGAGGAGATTTGGACGTTAATGGAAACTCGATTGTCTCTACCAGCAACGGAAATATTAACATTACACCCAACGGCACAGGCACAGTTGCCATATCTAAGTTGCAGGCAGCAAGCTTAAACTATCCTACGGCTGACGGCACAAACGGTCAGTATCTGCAAACAAACGGATCTGGCACTCTAAGTTTTTCTACTGTGCCGATCAGCGGCACTACCTTTACACTAGGTAGTTGGACTATAAGTGTAGTTAGTAATGAACTGGTATTTAGCTACAGCGGCACGGGTGTAGCTAAAATAAAAACCACAGGTGAAATTGTATCTGCGGACGACATCACAGCTTCAGGAACAATCTAAATGGCTCTTCCAAGTTCTGGCGCAATTAGTTTAAGCGAAATAGCTTCACAGTATGGCGGAACCGCACCGCACAGCTTGAAGGATTATTATCGTAATGGCACAGAAGGTGTTCCTGATACAGCATCAACGCAAAGCATACCGACAAGCGGTGAGATTGGAATTAAGGACTTTTATGGTAGTTCTGAATCCAGCAACAGAGACATACGGGTTTGGATGTCTTATTTGTTTAACGAAAACGGATTTGGCGTAACCTCACAAAGCAGCACAGCCGCTCCTTCGAGCATATCCGCCGTTGCAAATGCTGTAGCTTGGCAACCTGTGTTTCGTGCGGGGCTAGGCTATATAACCAGTGCAAGTATTACAATTTCACAAAACGAAGATACATCTGCCTACAACAACAATGTGGTTTTGTACGGCGGCACAAGTGACAGCACCGTGACTAATGTAGTTGCGGCTTGGAACGCTGGATCTAGCGGCAGCACTGGTGGAGCTAGAAGCTACAGCATAGCATGGACTAATGCGGGGCTTATAAGCTCTATTACTTACACAGGTGGAAGCTATAACACGGGCATTATTGTTTGGGCTACCGATAATGTAAGCTCCGCAAATAGCTCTGGATATACATGGTTTGGATTTAAAGTTACCAACCCTCCTAGCTTTGGTAAGGGTGCCCGTGTTCTGGGCGGTACTTTCTATAGTTCTTCTTCACAGCCGCAACCGTCATAGGTGGTACATGCCCTTAACTAAGTTACAGTTTAAGCCAGGTATTAACAGAGAGGTCACTTCGTATTCAAACGAAGGGGGCTGGCGCGACTGTGACAAAATTAGATTTCGGTTTGGCTATCCTGAAAAAATGGGTGGTTGGGAAAAGTACACAGAAAGTACCTATGATGGCTCTGCTCGTGCGCTGCATAACTGGATTGCGCTAGATGGCTCTGACTATCTGGGCATAGGCACTCACCTTAAATACTATATTGAAGAAGGTGAAAGCCTGAACAACATAACCCCGCTTCGCAACACCACTGCGGCAGGAGACGTTACATTCGCTGCAACAAATGGTTCTGCTACTATTACTGTTACAGATGTAGGACACGGTGCTTTTCAGTTCGATTTTGTTACTTTTTCCGGGGCAGTTAGTCTTGGAGGTGTAATTACCGCTACCGTTCTTAATCAGGAATATCAAGTTGCACGAGTTGTAGACGCTGACACATACGAGATTACCAGCGCAGTAGCCGCTAACTCGTCAGACTCAGGTAACGGTGGTTCAAGCACCGTAGGTGCGTACCAAATAAATGTAGGTCTAAACACCTCTGTTGGCGGTACAGGTTGGGGTGCGGGTCTTTACTATGGTGTAACTAACGGCGCATTGCAGACAACACTCAACGAAGGCGGCACACTGTCCGCAGCCGACACAACAATTACCGTAACAAGCACCACAGGCATTGTAGCTAGTGATGTTGTGTTAATTGGCAATGAACTTATTCTAGTTGGTGGTATATCAAGCAACGACCTGACAAGTTGTACACGCGGTCACTCTGGCACTACAGCTACAACACATGCTGATGGTTCTGTTGTAAGATTAGCACTAGGTAACGCTGACCCAGCAAATGACTTTTCAGGCTGGGGACAAGCGGCATCAGGTGGTTTGACAACGACCACACAGATACGTTTGTGGTCACATGATAACTTTGGGGAAGATCTGCTTATCAATCCACGCGATGATGAAATCTACTATTGGGACAGAACAAACAACCTGTCCACTCGTGCTGTAAAGTTGAACACAATCACAGGCACAAAGCGAAGTGTTCCGACTGTAGCCAAACAGGTTCTTGTTTCTGACCGTGACAGGCATGTTATTGCTTTTGGAGCAGACGGTTTGAACGCTAGTGCATCAGCAACAGATGGCAATGGCACACAAGACCCTTTGCTCATCCGCTTTTCTGACCAAGAGAACCCAACTGAATGGTATCCTACGGCAACCAACACAGCGGGTGATTTACGTTTGGGTGCAGGATCAACCTTCATGCAAGCCGTAGAAACAAAGCGTGAGATACTGGTGTGGACGGACACCGCCCTTACTTCCATGCGTTTTATTGGTCCGCCATTTACTTTTGGCCTACAGCAACTGTCCAGTAACATCACAATCATGAGTCCAAATGCGGCTGTAGCGACAGAAGATTTTGTTTTCTGGATGGGTATTGATACGTTCTATGTCTATGCTGGACAGACACAAACACTTCCCTGCACAGTTAAGGACAAGGTTTTCCTAGATTTTAACCTTACACAAAAAGACAAGGTTGTCGCAGGCATCAACTCTGAGTTTAGTGAAGTAACATGGTTCTATCCGTCCGCTAGTTCTAGTGAAAACAATCGATATGTCACATACAACTACAGTGAAAAGGTATGGTACTTTGGTACGCTTGAAAGAACGGCATGGTTGGATCGTGGAACTCGAACCTTCCCTATAGCTACAGGGGACGGATACATTTACAACCATGAGCTTGGTTATGATGACGATGGCTCTGCTATGAGTTCATTTATCGAGTCGGCGGCGATAGATATTGGTGACGGCGATAGATTTACATATTTGCGTAAAGTCATACCTGACCTAACTTTTGACGGGTCAACTAATCTTGCTTCACCGCAAGCTACGTTTACAGTCAAGGCGCGTAATAATCCTGGGGCAGACTTTGACAGCACGCAGTCCGGCACAACCAGTCGTACACAAACCACACCAGTGGAGGAGTTTACAGAACAGCTTGATTTAAGAGTGCGTGGACGTTCTTTTGCTCTTCGTGTAGAATCAAGTGCATTAGGGTCTAAATGGAAGTTGGGCAGTCCTCGCGTAGATATAAGACAAGACGGTAGAAGATAATGTCAAGTAATCAAGTTGCACCACCAAGGCTCCCCGAACCGCCAGTTGAATACACACAACAATATATGGCGGATCTAACCCGCTCGTTACAAACTTTTATTGAGCAGGAGCGTAACCCCGGTGAAATGCGCGGCACTAAATTAACCTTAACAGACCTGCCAACGTCAGCGACTGGACTTGAGGTGGGAAGCCTATATAATGATAGTGGCACAGTGAAGGTTGTAACATAATGTTAAAAGGTCTGAAAAGTTTATTACCAATAGCAGGAGCCGCCGCTGGATACTTTCTTGGCGGTCCTGCGGGTAGCGCGGCTATAAACGCGGCTCTCGGCTCTGGTATCGGCACACTAGCAGCTGGTGGGGATCCTGAAGACGCAATCAAAAACGCTATTCTAGCTGGCGGTGCTGGTGCTGGCCTTAGTTCTTTGGGTATTGGAACAGGTGCAACAGGTGTCGCGGCACAGTCCGCAGGCGCAAAAGCCGCAACTCAGGCGGCGGCAACAAAAGCGGCGGCAACAAAAGTGGCGGCTGGAGAGGCAGCAAAAGGCGGCTTGTTTGGTTCAGGGATTAGTGCTGGGGACGTAGCTCTTGGTAGTTCTCTCTTAGGTCTGTTGAGTGGCGCAGAGGACGAGGACATTACAGACGAACCTGTCGGAGAAACAAACCCTGATTATGAGGGAATACCATATAAAGGCTTGTTTGTAGACCCAGATACAGGAATAGCGTATGATACAATAGAAGAATTAGAGGACGCAGTAAATGCGCGGAAGAATCTTGCCTCTGGTGGTATTGTTGCTTTGAAAGAAGGTGGCACAGCTACTCCCGGTGAAGCAGGGTACATCGAAGGTCCTGGTACTGGTACATCGGACAGTGTCGATGCAGCAATATTCCAAAATGGAAAACGGGTATCAGAAGCCGCACTATCTGATGGTGAATTTGTATTTAGGGAAAAATCTGTTGTAGGCGCAGGAAATGGAGACAGAGAGCTAGGTGCCAAACGTCTGTACGCTATGATGGATCATTTTGAAAGGATGGCTTGATGTCAACCGTTACTTCAACCTCACAATCTCTTCCTGCGTATCAGGAAGAGTATTTAAAAAACTTACTGTCTAGTGCAGAAGGGTTAGCCAATCAGCCGACCACAATTCCCGATTATCAAGTTGCGGAGATGACACCCGCCCAACAACGGGCTATTCAACTTGGTATTGATGGCATAGGCGCGTATCAGCCTATGATGCAGGCAGGTGCTACGACACTAGGTCAGGGCGTAGCCGCCCTAACACCATCTGGCTACCAGCAATTTATGAATCCATACATCGACCAAGTTGTAGATCAAAGTATGCAGGATTTACAGCGTCAGGCAGACATTGAGCGTCAGCGGATTGGTTCTGGTGCCATACAAAGCGGTGCTTTTGGTGGCTCTCGTCAGGCGGTGGCAGAACAAGAACTACAGAGAAATACAGCCGATGCAATGGCTCGTCAGTCTGGACAGCTTCGCTCACAAGCGTTTGAAAGCGCACAGAACAGAGCACAGCAAGCAGGAGAACTGTTTGGTAAGCTCGGACTCCAACAAGCTGCGCTAGGCGAATCCGCGCAAGCTGCACAACAACGAGATATCGGCATCTTGTCTCAGTTAGGTGGTCAAGAGCAACAACAGATGCAGGCCGAGATTGACGCACAACGTGCCACGAGCCTTGAACGCCAGTACGAACCATATCAGCGAATTGGCTTTATGTCTGACATTTTCCGTGGTGTACCAACACAAACACAGACACTGACTTCCACAACTGCACCTAAACCAAGTCTGTTTTCACAAATAGGTGGTATCGGCATGGGTATCGCGGGACTTCAACAAGCAGGTGCGTTTGGTGAGGGCGGGTTGTTCAGTAGCATATTTAATAGAGGTTAGGACATGAGCGTATACAATCGTAAGATGTTTAAGCGGAATGCCCGTAACGCTTTAAATCAATCAGCAGGGGTACAAAACTTCCGACTTGGTGGACAGGTAGGACCGTATCAAACATTTACTGACCCCACATCTGGTAGAACCTACGGCGGAATCAGCCCGTCAAGTGGCGGTGTTAGATCTCTTCAACCGTTTAGTCTCGCGCAAAGATATCTTCAAGGTGGACGCAGTGCTGGTTATGGAAGAGGTTCTGCTATCAGTCCGGGTGAGTTTGCTGCCTTGCAAGCCTATGAAAGCGCGAACATGGCGGGGCGGAGAATAAAAGATCCAACAGGTACAAGAATTGGTGGGGTGTTTGAAAGTATCTTAAATCCCGCTGGTAGAGTTGCGGCAGGTGGTGGCGCATTTGCTCGTAGCCTTGCTAGTTCGGCAACACAGGGGATTTTAGGTTCTGGAAAAGAAGGCGATGCTACATTTGGTGATCGCGTATCTTCAATGCGCGGACCTGAGCTTGATAGAGATTTTCTTGCTGACCAAGGAATCGCAGAACTTATAGACGCTAGAAATATGCAAACGGCATCTTCTCGTGGTCGTGGGTTTCCTGTCACTCGCATACCTGAAGGTGGTATGGCGGCAGATCGAATTAAGCAAGAACAACTTAATCGTAATACTATGGATAACAGCCCAGAAGCCATTGCGCGTAGAGAAGCAGAAGCAGAAGCACGCAAGCAGATGGAACAACAAGGCATTGTTTTCTCAGATCAAGAGACTGGTAAAGTTGGTGACAAAAGCGAAACCGAATTTATGGCTGGTTTGATTATGGATGACATTCAAGCCGCCCAGCAAGACCAGCGTAAAGAAGATGAGTATCTAAAAGCAGTAGAGGCGGCAGATCGTGACGAAGCTGATGTGGATCTAGCAGAGTACAAAAAAGAAGAGGATAAGTCTGGTGACGGTGCATCTGGTGGCGGCGGTCAAGAGGGTGGTGATGCCGCCCCCTCCGCCAAAGAGGAAATCGAAAGAGTTATTAATAGCGGAACAAAAGAAGAGCAAGAAAAAACTCTAGACGGGTTTATTCAGGAGTTCATGGATAAGGCACCGGGTTACGAAGGTGCAGACAGCGGTCTTATTCTTGCCAAGATTGGTTTTGCTATGGCGGCGGGTAAGAGTCCGAACGCTATCGAGAACATCGCTTCTGCCATGAGCGATGGTGCGGATATGCTGATTAAAGACAAAGCAAAACGAGACGAGTTTGACCGTCAACTTAAATTATCGGCAATGCAGTATGGATTAACTGAAACAAGTAAACTAAGAGCACAAGAAAGACTTGATGATCGTAACTTCTTGAGTTTAGTAGACAAGGACGGAAAACCTGCACGCATAAGCATGACAGAGTTAATGGCAAATGACGGTAAAATCCCAGAAGGGCTACTGGATAAAGATGTGTACTTAGCTCAAGAAAAAGCAGCTTTAGAAAGATTAAGGAATGTAAACGCTCAAACGAAGGCACTAAGATCAGAACTTTTGTTATCGGATGAGGCTGCTCGTAAGATACAAGGGGATTATGGGAAAGAGGCGAAACGTTACATAGATGCTGAAGTGGGTATTGAGTTTACGGAAAAGGCTTTACTTAACATAGCGGATGATGGGTCTGTTGTAGGTCTTAAAGGTGGTGCAAAAGATTTAGCAAACAGACTGGCAAACGCAGGTGGAATTGATCTTGGAACAAGCTTTGAAACAAAAGCCGAATTTGAAGCAAACGTAAGACAGGCTTTTCAAAAATTAATTCCTGTTTCTTTGGCTGGGGTACAATCTGCAAATTCTATTTCAAACAAAGATGTTCAATTTCTAGCTGATGCCTATATTGAGTCAGCAATTTTACAAGGCGGAGTCTTTAATTTAGCGATGATTGACGAAGACGTTTTAGCTAAAAAGTTAGGTGGAGTTATAAACGAGTTTAGAAGAAATCAAGCTCTTGCTGCAGGAAACATGCGGGGTATTGAAGAAAGACTTACAAATCGTATTTTACCGGGTCAAGGTCAAGGTTCGGCGGTAACGCTTTTAGCAGAGTCAAAGAAGTCGCTTGAACCGTTTGGTGTTGGTCAAAGAACTACATCAGGGTTGGTTGACACTGGTGAGAAAAACTCTCAAGGTATGCCTATCTTTAAACTACCGTCCGCTGGTTAGGAGAGGTTATGGGTTCTATTATTGTTGAAACCGCTCAAGGACCTGTTCAGGTAGACATTGCTGGAGACACTCCAACAGAAGAAGAACAGCAAGCTATTATTTCACAGTTTAGCGGACCACAACCGACTCAGTCCGAAATTGATTTTGCAACAGCCTCTTTGGATGAAATCAGAGACTATGCACGCGCCAAACGCATGGCAGGCATAGACCCAAAAACAGGGGAACAAATCACTGAAGAAGAGTATGTCAGCAAGTACAAAGAACCTGGTGTAGATTATACCTCTGGGGTTGACAGTATTGGTGGTTTCTCACGCTTCCAGTTTGGTCGTATGGACACGGCTGATGAAAAGTCCAACTATCTGCGCACTGTTGTGGGCAGCGATGGTTATCGTGTAGACCCGCTAGGCAGGCATATTCTGACACAAGAAGGTCGCACCAAACTCGGTCTTGGTGAAGGTCGTGAACTTGCCATCGATGAAGAAGGTTTCTCATTTAACGATGTCAAAGAGTTTGCAGGAGCGACTGCACTACCTATCGCTACAGGCATAGGTGCGAGTCTTGTTGCATCTGGCGTAGGATTCTTACCCGGCGTGTTAATTGTCGGCGGGGCAACCGCCGCAGGTAAACTTCTTGACGAAGGCATCGAAGCAGCAGAAGGTCTGCAAATGCAGTCGGCTGGTGAGATTGCTCGTGACGTTGCAATGGAAGGTGTGTTTGGTGGTCTTGGTGAAGGCGTTGGACGAGGCATATCAAAGCTGTTTGGTCGCATCATCAAAGGTCCAGGGGGCGAAGCAAACGAAGCATTGCGTGCACAGGCTCGTGACGTAATTAATCGCGGCTACCGTCCAACCGTAGCAGGCGCAACCAGTGAAGAGTTTCGCCCTATCCTGAACCGTTTGCAAGCGGTGTACGAAGGGGTCTTTCCGAATCAAAAGGCCGCGATGCAAAACCTACAGCAAGTGGTCGCTGACCTTCGAGCCGCTGGTATTGCAGATGACTCAGCAATCAACAACCTTGATGAGATTGTGAAAAAAGACATTACCGATTTCTTTGCATCTGGAGATGAAACGCTTGCTCAAGCACAACGCCGGATGGATGATGCTGTGCGCAATGAAATAGATCAAGTCATGCGTAACTTGAAGGATGGCAAGAGCATACCAAAAAATCTACAGGACATGATTCGCCAGCGCAAAGCTGTCTTTGATGAGGACGTAGACCGTTTGTACACAATGGCAACGAATGCGTTGCGCGGCAAAAAAATCATTTCAACAAAAGGTATTAAAGAAGAACTCGCTCGTCTTGAAACTGATAGCATCGCTGATATTGCGAGCACAGGGTTTGCTGCAAAAGTGCGCGCACTTGGAGAGTTTGCTACACCTCAAGAAATAGGTCGTCTGCGTAAAGGTTTGACAGATGCAACGTACAATCCGTCAATTATGAATGATGTCAACGTAGGAGCACTTGGTTCATTAAAAGCCTCAATCAATGACGCTTTTACACAAGCCGAAATAAATCTGGGTTTAATGCAAAATCCTGCATTGATACCCGCCGATGCAACGGTGACTTTACCAAAAGGGTTTACGTTAGGTGACATTTCCGCTGAACAGGGTAAAGAAGCACTCGGTCTGTTGCGTAGAACAAACCTGTTGTATCGCACTGGAATAAAACGTTTTGACAACGTGGTGGTGCAGGACATCGTCAAGCAAGCGCAGAACGGTCAGATGAATATGAAGTTCATCTTTGACAAGATTGTGCAAGAAGATAATCCAGAAGCACTTGATCAACTATTGAAAGCTATTCGTGGTGCGCCAACAAACAAGGCACTTGGCGCAGAAGCAGGTATAGCAGACTTGGACGCTGGTGCTCGAATCTTGAAACAGCAACAGATTGGCGGACGGAGCGTTGAACAAGCTCTTAAAGATGTAGAGGGTCTTGCACCAAACGACCCAACCAGACGATTCGTGGAAGGTGAAGCGGCACGTTTGGAACGGGAAGCCTTTGAACGCGCAAAAATACGCGGCAAGGGTTCAGAGATGGCGGATCAAGTTCGTCAGGGTCTAGCCAAGATGTATCTTGAAAAACAACTCCGTGCATCTCGAACCATTGACCCCGCAACGGGGGAGGCTGTTATCGACCCTATTGAACTTGTCGCAAACCTACGTCAAAAAGGAACAACGGTTGACAAACTGTTTGGCGATGACATGAAAGCACTCGATGATGTTATTAGTGTTCTTGAGCGCGGCAAGGCAAACCTTTCACCAGGGGTAGCAGAAGCACTGCGAAGCAAGCCACTTGGTCAGGCACTTAAAGACTTTCAAGCCGCACAGACTGCACGTTCTGCTTTAAACAGAGACAGGCTAATAAACACTTTACAACAAACAGATGACCCTGAAGTCATCGCACAGACAGTGTTTAATTCACCTAGTTCTATTCGTCAGGCACAAAAGTTCTTGTCCCCTGAGAGAATGAATCAGGTGAAAGATGCTGCAATGGGCAGAATCCTTAAACAGATTGGTGCCACTGTCGATGAGGCTGGCGAAATTCGCATGACGGACGACTTCATAGAGTCCTTTAAGTCTGGCAGGCTTGGTAACAAACTGCAATCTGTATTGCGGTCTTATGGTGACGATACACTAAACGCAATGTTTGGACCTAACGGTGCAGAAGGTTTGACAGCTATGGCGGAGACAATGGTTAAAGCTTCTAACGCATCAATCAAAGGCAAAGGCGGTTTGGCGGCACCAAATATCGCCCTTGGTCTGGGCTTGTTTCAGCTTATGGGCAACCTAACTACGGCGTTGCCAACTGCCGTCATGTACGCGGGAATGTCTAAGGCATTGCGTAATCCAAAGGTTCTTCGTATGATGATGGCTTCTCGCAAGCCGAATAGTGTCAAGGAATTTATGTCTGGCAAGTTCAAGGCGAATGACCCCATCGCGCAAGGTTTTCAAGCATTCTGGCAAATCATGTCCGCAGCAACTGTTCAAGGTGGTCGGATGGCTACTGAGCAAGCAACAGAAGAAGCAAGACCCGCAACACAATTAGCAATGCAAGAATTACAGCCACAGATACAACAAACAATAAGTCAGATACCACAGGTGCAACCAGCACAGGCAGGCACAACGGCACAGGTATCTCCAATCTTGAATCCTAACCCCGCCACGCAGGCACTTGCGCAGGCACTTGGGAGAACTAATCCATGAACTTAGATAAACTACGCGAAGAGCTTGCAGAAGATGAAGGCTGCAAGTATGAAATTTATTTGGACCACCTTGGTCTGGAGACATTCGGAATTGGTCACCTCGTGACAATGGACGACCCTGAGTACGGTAAACCCGTAGGTTCGCCTATCACGCAAGAACGTGTTCAGTCTGTGTTTCGGCGCGACATCGCCATAACAATGGACGACTGCAATCGTATGTATGACAACTTCGAGGACCTGCCGGAAGAAGCACAATTAATCCTAGCAAACATGATGTTCAATCTTGGTTACAGCCGCATGAGCAAATTTAAAAAACTTCGTGCCGCTGTAGAGTCACGGAACTGGGATGAATGTGCCGCTCAGATGGAAGACTCGAAGTGGTATACGCAGGTGCCGAATCGCGCACGGCGTTTGATTTCCAGGATGCAGGATTTATCCGAACAAAAGTAGGACAGGCAGGCTTCCCCTGCAATACTCATGCGGGGGGAGTCATGTTTGCACGAGAACTTCACACAGGCAAAATTGGAGAGCACATATGTGCTTTGCGTATGCTCAAGGCAGGAATCAGCGCATCTATTGTTAATTTAGAAACAGTTGATGTCATAGCTTGGGACAGAAACAAGGTCTGGCGTGTGCAAGTTAAGTCTGGGCATATTCGATATGAAAAGGATCGGCAGGCAGGATATCAGTTTAACATAGCGGTGGGGGGCAAGCAAAAACGCCCCCTTACTTATGAGGACTGTGACATCGTTGCTTTGGTTGCTATTGAACACGAACAGGTTTGGTTTTATCCAGTCGATACGCTGCGCAGAGCAAAATCAAAACGCGTCAAAACATCTAAGTTTGATGACCCGCATCTATGTCTGAAAACATGGGAACGTGCACTAGACCACTACTCATGAAAAAAAAGACTGCGTTGATCAGGGTTGCCTGCACAGTCTTTTCTTTCGTGGTGACTATATAGATATGATCCTAGCCTACTTCACCCCAGTTGTCACCAAGTTCTTGATCAACTTTGCTAGGAATTTTTAACTCTAGGCTCGTTTCCATAATCTCTGTAATACGCGATGCCTGTTGCTCGGACTCGACATTGAAGCATAGTTCGTCATGCACCGTGAGCAACGGCACTAGTCCCTCCTTGTAACACTCTACCATCGCCTGTTTGGTTTGATCGGCTGCCGAACCTTGGATCAATCTGTTCAATGCCTTGTATGTAAACGCACGCTGCAACGGTTGCATGGGATATTCTTTACGCGCCTTGTCTAACGGCAGAGGCTTATTGTACCCAAACTTCTTTGGTTCCCACATATCAAATCTGCATAACCTGCCAAGTATCGTTCTAATCTGTCCGTGGGCATCGGCTCTTTCCGCCACCATGTCCGCCAAGCCTTTAACAAACGGAACCCTGTTATGGTACTGCTTCAATAGGTCTGTAGCTTCATCTTTGGTGATATCCATCGTGTTTGCCAGCTTGCCCTTGCCCATACCGTACATGATACCAAGGTTTACCGTCTTAGCCTGTTTGCGCGTAATACCTGCAAGGTCTGCCACCATTTGATGGAAGTCAGCATCCCCTTTCTTGTATTCTTCAACCACTTCATCAATAGCATAGTGCCTTTGATCGTTTGGTAGGGATGCACAGTAATGCACCAAGAGCCTCGGTTCTTGGCTCGAATAGTCGAAGCTGCCCCATTTGCACCCATCATCCGGCACAAACAGGCCACGAATCATGGACTTAATCTCTGGGTCACGCGCAGGGATTTGCTGGAGGTTTGGATTACTGGACGAAAATCTACCTGTCACAGTTCCGCCATCATCTGACCGCAGTGGATGAAACTCGCAGTGTATCCGCCCTTTGTACGAGAACTTTAAAATGTTGTCGATGAATGTATTGCTTGCCTTATCTAGTTCGCGCAGCCTAAGTATGCGTCCTGCAATCTCATGTGGGTGGTTCTGTAAAAACTCTTTTCTGAAAGACGGCTGTTTAGTGTCTTCTGTCCGGCTGTAGTAAAGACCATAGTGGTCAAATACTTTTGCCACACTGGTTGCTACCCACGGCTGTACCTCGATTCCTGTGTCGTGCTTAATGCCCGAAACAAGTTCTTTCTTTGCCTTAATTAAGCCAGCTTTTGCCTGCTCGGCTTTGTCTAGATCTACAGCCACACCCTTCTCGCGCATGTCAAGCAGGACAGGTATCAACGCTGTTTCAATGTCAAAGATTGTCATCAGGCTCTGCTGTTCCAAATCGATACGCATCTGGTTCCACAGCTTTAAGGTAAGTTCTGCATCTTTCTCGGCGTATGCACCCACAAAGCTAGAGTTTAGCTTCCACATCTCAGCCTTGGGGTCGATGCCAAAGTCCGCCGCTGCGGCTCGAAGAGTGCGCTCATCCTTACGCTCGTTCAGATAATCTTTTGCCAGATTGTTCAGGCTGTAGCTGAAGCGGTTCTCGTTCAGTAGCGGCGCGGCAATCATGGTGTCGATTATCGTGCCTTGAACCTTGACTCCTGCCCACCGTAGCCAGCCAGCATCGTATGTGGCGTTGTGCATAATTTTAGGAATGTCTGGTGTAGCCAACTGATCCTTCAGCCAAGACATCACACGCTTCTTTGAAATGTTGCCCCCGCCCTCGTGTGCGATTGGGTAGTATCCAACAAAGTCACCAGCTGCGATAGCCACACCTACAATAAAGCCATCGCCCCTTGCCCAGCCAGGACCTAGCGTCATGATGTTGGGGTCACTTGTTTCCAAGTCAATGGCAATGTAATCCGCGTTACGCAGATCAGGGAAGTGGTCAGGTGGGAACCAATCTTTCTCGATTGTGTCCAAGTCCAGCCTGTTCAGATAACTAATCTGACTGCTTTCTTTCGAGGTCATATATCTCTCCACCCAGTGCTGCGTAACCTGCGATATCAACCCATGTGTCTGTATGTTCTGGGCTGTTAATTAAACGCGATAGTTTCAAAGAAATCATTGCCTGTACGACCTGCGCAACAGTAACTTCTTGTCCGAATATGGGACTCCATAAGTCTGCTACACGCTGGAAATTTTCAGCAGCATCACCATAGTCCTCGGCTCTCGGACCATTGACCAGTCCCTCGGCTTTTTCTAGAAGTTCTTTTCTGTTCATATGTCGTACCTGTATTTAGCCTCGTGGTCTACGATGTGTAAGTTTTCTTTTGCGCGAGTGATGCCTGTGTAAAACACTCGATGTTCATCGTCTTGGTCAGGGTTGTTCACGGCAGGCCAACAAGACTCCGTAAACAACATGATATTATCGTCCTCACCACCTTTCATGCGGTGAATTGTAGACAGCTTTATGCGTGGGGTTTTAAGCGATTCGCCTCGGAGTTGCAGAGCAGCAACATACCTTCTATCCTCCTTGGACATATTAACTATGTCCGCCGCTGGAGTGTCCATCCCAGCTATAAGTCCATGATTTTCAACAAGTATATCATAGCCGTATAAACCCTCTGGGTCTAGTGCAGACAATGATTTTATAGAACCACGCTTGACAACGGCATTATCACCCGCCTTGGGCACTGCCTCATACAACTTAATCAGTGCGTCATGACTAACAACCTTGCCTTCCGCCAAGGCGTTCCAAATGTTCATGACCTCTAGCATTGTTTCGTTGATGCTAAGTTTGTTGTTGATTCTAAAGAGATAGCCGTCATCCCGAAGCTGATGCGCTATCTTTGTAATGATTTTGTTAGTCCGCCCCATGATAGTCCACGAACCCTGATCTACATCAATGTCATACCAGCTGCTATGAAACTGCACATCTCCGTGTCGCTCCATTGGGTTCCAGTCTTTTTGATAACGGTAGTCAATCCGCCTCACGACACTGTTAGCTAGAGAAAACACAGATTGCGGTACGCGATAGCTTTGCGTCAGAACGGTCTTGTTATCACAAGCGTTCATAAACTGCCCTACATCTACGCCGTTCCAACGGTGGATACACTGGTCATCGTCACCTGCATACCAGACACGCTCGGCATTCTCTTTAACAACCTGAACCTGCTTCCACTGCAACGGTGTCAGGTCCTGGGCCTCGTCTACAATCAGAACATCTAACTGAGGTGCTGTGCCTTGCTCCACAAACAATTCAATCATGTCTGTAAAATCATACTTGTTGTTGTCGGCCTTGTAGTCAGCGTACACATGGTCAATATGAAGCAACTGTTCCCAATGTAGGTCGTAGTCGGCTCTGTCGTTAAACTCATCCTCTATCAAAATGCACCGCATCTTGGCTCTGGATATTATTGACAAATACTTATTGCCCATCTGGTGCGACATAGGTATCAGCCCCTCGCCCATTTGTTCGGACGTACTGGAATCAAACCTAACCCCAAGATCCCATTCTAATGCTTGCAAGTCTGTAGGTCCGATAACGTTTTGTTTTTCCATGCCCAACCACGCAAAGCCTAATGCGTGTAGTGTCTTGAACCACGGCAAGTCGTTGATCTCCAGATTAAACTTGCCCATAGCCCTGTCTCTTGCTTCCTCGATTGATTTCTTAGAGAAAGAAACAAAACCTATGCGGTCAGGAGGCGTACCATTATCAAGCTCCTTCTGCATGATTTCCATCAAGGTATGGGTCTTACCGCATCCAGGTGGTCCGAATATAAGAGTTTCAGTCGGCATCAACCTTGTCCCGTGGCCTGTTTGCTAACCAATCCTCAACCTCGGAACGCAACCAACGTGTGGTGCTGTTCTGGTCTGCTTCTGGTCCTAGCACTACTGGCTTTGGGAAATGATCTTGGTCTACCCATCGGTAGATTGTGGAACGGGCAACGCCCAACCAATCTGTCAGGTCACCCACCTTCAGGTAACGATCATCAGAATGGGATGTCATTTTCTATCTCCTTCTTTGGAATATGAACTTCGTTATCGTCAAACTCTGGAACAAACCAAACGCGGACATTTTGCCATCGCCCTGTCTTGTCATCCTTGAGCTTGTAGTATGTGTTACAGTCACCACCGTTGTTTAAAATCTTCAGTCGTTCCTGTATCTGTGGCCTGTTAAGCTGCACGAAGTTTCGTGATCGTAAAAACTCTTGCAACCCCTTCATCGTAAAGAACGTCAAATCGTTCTCTGTCCACGGCTTACCAAGCCGTAGTTCTTCTGGTGCTCTCGCACGAATCCTGCTTGTACAAAAGATTTCCAAAAGTTCTTCAAACTGACCTGTGGTAGTCAGTTCTTTCGGCACCTCAATCGCCGTAGCAGTAGACATCAGATTGTTTACAAGCTGTTGCCAATCCGCTGGCTTCATGGTCGGAGGCATAAAATCAATTTGCTCCATACACGCACGTTGAAACTGCAACGGCATTTGCAGTTGTTCAGTAGACAACTCCAACCGCTGACCATTGACATCCAAGAAGTACAGGCGCGGGTCAGACTTCAGAATAGTAAGACCGCCCATAGATGGAGCCGCAGCGGAACCGCCCACACCATGTTCCATCGTCCGGCATTGGTCACGATTACAATAACTAGACATCGGCTCTTCCTTACATTTGTAGCCGTACTTGTCTTTTTCGATTGACTTCTGCAACGTGACCACTTCGTCCGCTGGCATCGGTGGTTTACATATCTTCTGGTTCCACGACTCTAGCTTCTTTTTCCAGTCGTCTGGATACTTCTTGCGTAAGAACACACCTGTATGAAACATAGCGTTGTTCCGCATACCCTGTGGTATGCCCATCAATACAAGGTTCTTGATACATGGTATCAGGCCGTCAAACTCATCGCTCTTAGTCTCAAACTTCAAAGCGTTCAACGCATCCAATGTAGTGCGTTTCTTTTCAATAACCTTCAAGAAATCAAGTAACTCAAGTTCTTCCCCCTTATCATCAAAAGCATATCGCACAGTGTTCTCGCTATCGAAGTATGGCAGGTTGATAAAGTTACCAACATCGCCACGGTCAGCGAGGATCTGATCTTGTTTTGGAAATATTTCACAGCCAGAAAAGCCGAGCACCGCAGAGAACTCGGTCAGACAGTCGCGCATGTCTACAGCCCTAATCCACTCTTTTGTGAACAGGTAGAGATGTGCACCACCAGATTTAGAACGACAAACTACAAACGGTATCTTGAGTTGCTTGCACTTCTTGGCTATCTCGGCATGGTCGATAGGGTACTTGTCAATGTCCAATACACCGAACTTACACATATTCTTATCATTAATAGGAATTGATCCCACACCTTTTTCACCATTGATATGTTGTGCAATTAACTCCTTTGTAAGCGGCTGTTTGACGATAAAACTTTTAGCTTCTGTTTTACCATTACGGCGTTGCTGTCCGATTGTGGTTTGACCGTGGGCGGCATCCGATCCCTCGAATGCCGCCGCAAAACGATCAACAATATCCATGACTAGAACGGAATATCGTCTTCGTGGTCTATGTTGGTGGTTCCTTGCGCGATATCAGAGCCAGTTGACTCCTCTTCCTGTTGGGCTTTTGCTTCGCCCTTTAGAACCATCTCACGGAACGCTTTTGCCTCTGCAAAGACATTAGCACTGTCAACCTGACCAATCCTTGAGATTGACCAAGACGACCAGCTACCACGGTCATTGGACTCGTCAATACCTGTAAAGTTCCACATAATCCCGAACAGCGGTGGGGTACGCATGTTACCCTGCGAGTCCGGCAGCTTTTGCATCGCAATTTGTGTCTTCCAACGGCGGCTCACCTTCAGACCTGTAGAACGGAAGTCAATCACAGCCTTTTGTGTAGTTCCGTCTTCATTGAGGATCATGCAGTAAAAATTGTCAGACTTTACCAACTCACCTTCTACATTGCCGCCTGCGTCCATGACCCATTCCTTCGCACCATCACGCTTCACACGCTTCAACAAGGGCTGAAGCTTTGGGTCAGAGAGATTGTATCTTTCATACCCACCTGCGTCAGTCTTAAACGCATAAATAGTTTCTTGGTGGACTGGAATAACAGTGATGCCTTTCTCTGGATCCCAAATCTGCTTCGTGATGGTGTTATAGATTTCACCCGCACGAAGTTCTTTGATGAAAGCAGGTTTCGCTTTCTGCATGGCCTCCGACATTGGATGCGCTAGACGGACATACGGGATTTCCATTTCACTAACATCAAAGTTAACACCCGCTCCCTCTTCCTCAAACATTGCATCCATAAGATCATTGGTTGCGACAGCGGTTTCTTTTTTCTTTGCTACTTGTGTGCTCATTTATTTATTCCTCTTTACATCGGCAGTTCTTGCAACATAGGCTCCAAACATATCCAAATCTATTGGTAGATTTTTCTCGACACGTTCTTTTACAAACGCCTTCAAGGTCATTGCGTGGATATGTGTTTTCTTTTCGGGGTGAAACCCCTTCTGCTCAAGGTCGTACATCACATCACCTGCAACGTTATCTTCACCTCGACCAAAAGAAACGATGACATCGTTCTTTATAATGTCATCCAGACCGTGTTCACGGAGCCATGCAAAGGCTTCCTGCCTGCGGTCAGCAGGGATAGACGCAGATACAAAAGGTTTCAGCTGCACGGTTGCACCGTCAACGTCCACACGCTCGATACCCATTTCATCCATGAGCATCGGTATTTGTTCCGTAGCTATCCGCTGTTTCTCTGCTTTTAGTTGCTTGAGATATTCTTCACACTGAATGATTTGCTCATTCTTATCCCTCAAGTCTTTAACCAAATCAGAAAGTGTTTTGCCTGTGTCGGCATTTACACCAGATAATGACGAGGGGTCTACGACCTCATCGTCAAAGATGTCGATTACTTCTTTCATACAAGTATATCCTCTTCAGGTTTATGGGTTGACGGAACCACTCCGAACCTCTATGTTGTACCATATAGGAGGACATGTATGGAAGTCAACTACAAATTTAAAACGACACCATATGTACACCAGAAGGAAGCCCTAGACCGTAGTATTCACAAGAACCTTTACGGGTTCTTTATGGAGATGGGGACTGGTAAGTCGAAGGTGTTAATAGATACCATTGCGTATCTTAGCGACACAAATCAGATTAACTTTGCTTTTATTATCGCGCCCAAGGGCGTGTACCGTAATTGGGTAAACAAAGAAATACCTGACCACTTTTGTGAAGATGTCCCCCATCATGTTTGCTACTGGCAAGCCAAAGACACTAAGGCTTATCGCAAAGAGCTAGAACAATTCTTCATGAATACCGAACCAGGTGTCAAGATATTTGTTATGAATGTCGAAGCATTTAGTTCAGGCAAAGGCAAGAAGATCGGGGAATGGATTGCCCATAAATTTGGCTGTCAAGGATTGATTGCTATTGACGAATCCACAACTATTAAAACCCCCACTGCCAAACGCACGAAGGTGCTTACAAAGATAGCGTCCAGCTTCAAGTATCGCAGGCTGCTGACAGGTTCGCCTGTAACTAAATCGCCTATGGATCTTTATACTCAATGTGAGTTTCTTGAACCTCGGCTCTTGGGTTATGATTCCTACTATGCGTTTCGGGGTCGGTACGCAATCCTGCGCAAACAGAAGATGGGCATTAAAGAGTTTCAAACGATAGTCGGGTTTCGTAACTTAGAGGAGTTAACAGACAAGATTGCTCCGTTTACTTATCGGGTTCTGAAAAAAGATTGTCTGGACCTGCCGGATAAAAACTACACCGTGCGCTATGTGGATATGACGCTAGAACAGGTGCGCATGTACAAGGACATTCAGAAAGAGGCGATGGTGTTGCTGGAAAACGGCGACATCGTGACAGCTATGCAGGTGATGACGCAGCTTCTGCGGCTCCAGCAAATACTTTCGGGACACCTGAAGACAGATGATGGCGATATAGTTGAGGTGGACACTAACCGCATACATGCGCTGCTTGAATGTGTTGAAGAAGTTTCGGGTAAGATAATCATCTGGTCGCGCTTCCGTTACGATATCAAGAAAATTTTTACTGCCCTGCAACGTCAATTCGGGAACAATTCTGTGGTATGCTATTATGGAGACACAAGTGACGAAGATCGTCAGAAAGCGATACATCAGTTCCAGAACGGTGACGCTCGATTCTTTGTAGCTAATCCTGCAACAGCTGGTTATGGCCTCACGCTGACTGCGGCAAACACCGTGATATATTATGCTAATGACTTTAATCTTGAAACTCGGATCCAGTCAGAAGATAGATGTCACCGAATAGGTCAGAAGAACGCGGTCACATACATAGACCTGATTACAGAAAAAAGCATTGATGAAAAAATTGTGAAGTCGTTACGAAACAAGATTGACATCGGGGCGAAGGTACTCGGAGAGGAGGCGAGAGAATGGCTACAGATCCAAAAATAAGTGGATGTATTGATATCCTGATTGAATACAAAAAGGGCGGGTATACTTTAGACCAAGCAGTAGACAGATTTAGAAAGCTTTCGGGAATGCGAGAGGATGTCGCAAGAGAGTATATCCGAAGCATGTCTCGTGATAATATTATCTCTCTAAACACGAAACGAAAAGCATTGGAGAATGATAATGAGCCAGATATTGCAGGGTGACGGGAAGATGCAGCAAGATTTAAAAATGGGACTTTGCCCAAGATGCCGGACAAATATGCCACCCGTAAATGTACACGGGCACACGCAGTGCACTGTATGCCACTTGGTTATAGACGAGTGCTGTCAAGGCGAAACTGCATCTTGCAACTTTGACACAACAGACAAGGCTGGGTCGCTGTCGTGAAACTGGAGGTTGTCCCTGTAACTACACGCGAGGCGAATGAGTTTGTTGCTAATTTTCACAGACACAACAAACCAACTAACGGCGGAAAGTTTTCAATCGGGGCAATTTACGGTGATGAACTTGTCGGAGTTGCTATAGTCGGGCGACCCGTGGCAAGGATGCTCGATGATGGGTTGACTGTTGAGGTTACCAGAGTTTGCGTTGTAGATCACGCACCCAAAAACACTTGCAGTTTTTTGTACGGACGGTGCTGGCGCATCTGGCAACAGATGGGCGGCAAGCGCATGATTACATATACTTTGCAGGAAGAGTCGGGGTCTTCGCTTCGGGGTGCTGGCTGGAAAATAGTCGGGGAAGTAAAACCCACAGAGCGGGGCTGGGACAGGGATAACCGCAAACGAAATTGGCAACCAATCTACGGACAGATGAAGTTCAGGTGGGAAGCATGATTTTATCTTGGTGGTCGGCAGGCGTGACCAGCGCGGTAGCAACTAAACTTGCAATCGACAAATACGGGAAAGACAGAGTGCTGCCCGTCTACTTCCATATCGACTCGGCTCACCCAGACAACGAGCGGTTCATTCGGGAGTGCGAGGAGTGGTATGGTCGGGACATCATGATCACCAAGTCGCACAAGCATAACAACCAGTTCGAGGTCATCGAGAAAGACAAGTATGTAAACGGTCCTGGGGGTGCACGCTGCACTCTGGTTTTGAAGAAACGGGTTCGGGAGCGGATTGAACGGGAGATGGAGTATGAGGCACAGGTCTTCGGGTTCGAGTTTTCCAAGAAAGAAGTCAATCGGGCGGTGCGGTTCAAGGAACAATATCCTGGGTCAAAGCCCATCTTTCCGCTCATCGAGAAGAAGCTGACCAAGCCGGAGTGTCTGTATTATCTTGAGGCGGCTGGCATCGAGCGACCAGAAATGTATAAGCTTGGCTACGGCAACAATAACTGCATCGGTTGCGTAAAAGGCGGCAAAGGGTACTGGAATAAAATCCGCAAAGACTTCCCCGAATATTTTGACCGCATGGCTGCAGCAGAGCGGCTGGTTGGTAACTCATGCCTGCGTGGTGTGTATCTGGACGAGCTAGATCCAAACTCTGGACACAAGCAGAATTATGTCATGCCTGACTGCGGAAACTTTTGTGAAATAGAATTTGCAGATATCATGCACAAAGATATAGACTTAATAATGAAGCAACCAGAACAGTTGAGTTTATTCTAATGTATGAGGCGGCATTACTTGCCTGCTTGATGGGCAACCCAAAACACTGCATGGAAGCAACGGATATCAGAGGACCTTATCCAACGGCTGAACAGTGCGAAGAACGATTGGTCGAAATGACTCGCGACACAATAAAAATGTGGAAGGAGTTTGGTGCGCCTATCTTAATTGTCCGCACAGGTTGTAAAGAAAGAAAAAGTATTTGACTTGTTAAATCCTGGATATTATAAACAAGTATAAATAGTCAGGAGGACAATATGACAATCAAACATGAAATCCGTAAAATGAAAGAAACTCGTGAAGATGAGAGCGGTATCACCTATCTATATAGCTTTGGCAGATACAAGTATCTCACATATAAAGAGGCCAAAGAGATAGAAGAGAAGTATCACATTTGTAAGTCTCAACTTTGGCAAGGTGAAAAGTTGATTTCATATTAAAGAAAAGGGGCGGTTCTTCCGCCCCTTTCTCGTATAGTGTTTTTTGGATTTAACGACCCGCATCTTGAACCTCGGATCTCGGATCTTTATCGGGTTACGTTTTGCCATATTCCTTTCGGATAAGCACCGCCAACTGCCGTGCTATTGTCCGCTCCTCTTCCTCTGCTGCGCTGCGCAACAAATTATAGGCATCAATCGGGACAGCCACATTTCGGAACTGTGCCTTATTCTCAACAGGGGGTCTACCCCTTTTTACTGCTTGAACCGCTTCCATTTATGCCGCCTTTCTTGGTCTGCCGCGCTTTTTCTTTTTGTTTGCGTGGTACTTTTCCCGAGCCTTCCGATTTCTTTCCAGTCGGGCTTTTTCCTCTTGGTCGTATTCCGTTCCGAACAGGGCGTTCAACCCTGGCTCTAGCTCCCTTGCTAGTTGAGCGCGAGGGATGTTCCGAGCCTTCCCCCGTGTCTCGCGATGCGGATCCACATAAATCATCTTCTCTTGGTCGTACACGAGATCCATTTCGTCTATCATGTTCACTAAGTTTCTGATCATCCGCAGGTCGCAATCCTCCAGAATGAACCTGACGCTTTTTCCGCGCAGCAGGTTTAGTGTGTCGTTTATGACATTCAGTTGTGTTGACATCCTTGTGCCTCCTTACTTCTACTTCGATATAATACCCATGATGACCATCGCCTCTCCTCGGCACGCTGGCTTGCTGGTCCAGCTGGTCAATCACGGCCTCCAACTCGGTGGGCTTACAGACCACCTCCTTCACAATCGCTTTCCTGTTTGAGTACAGCGTAATTGTGAAATCTAATATTTTATTTTCGTTCTTCATGTTTGTAGCTTGTTATTACACAATCATCAAGAACTATTTTTTGATTACGAGGCAACTCATAGAGCCGCCACTGGTTTAGTTGAACATTACATTCTTGCACAGACTGGAAAGTTTTTGGATAAAATTCAGTCGTGCACTTACTGTCGCCGCCAGCATAAACTGTGCAGACGAGTGCCATCGCTTTAACAATCATAATTATCGTCAGCCTCTGTATAACTTATAATTTTTAAATTTATGACTTCGCTGTCCGTGGGGTGCAGTTCAGGATCTTCTTCAATCAGCTCAACTGCCTTCCCCATCGTTTCCGCCTTGACAATGAAATAGTGCGTACCATGAACGATATATTCTTGGGCTACTAAAAATTCTTTCATAAAGTGCGCCGCCGTTGCATCGTGCGTTTTGTTATCGGACTGCCCCAATCATTCTTCCGCCACTTCGCACCAACATCCTTGCGCAGCGGGGAGGCATACAGCTCTTCCCGCTTGCGCTTCAGATAGTTTTCAAATTCTTGGACGGTCATTTCAGCCGCTGTTTTCATTTTCGCGCTCCTTGTCATAGTCCATCCATGATTTGACGATGGGGTCATCTTTTTTGATGTCCACAAAAATTTCCATCCTTACGGTATCGTCACTCCCACAGTACGGGTCTTCCTTACTGTGTTCTTTCAACTTAGCCTTCCAATGACCATACGGAGCAAAGTGATCAAAAAAATCTGCCACATCTTCAAACGTGAGATAATACATTCCGCACTCATGGTCGCGACAACTAGCTTTAATCACCTCAGTCGCACCGCCACGCCTTTGCGTAATTATCGCTTGATATGTGCTATGTGGTTCATACGGCATCCTCTCCATCCTCCCTTTTCAATATATCGCGGATCACATGAAACTCGGTGACCTTGCCATCGACCATCCATTCCAATTCCCTATCGGGTTGGGCTTTGCTTTCCCATATCTGGAACGCTTCTTCACGTTCGTCTGCGGCATCATCGCTGACCTGCATCTCGAACATATAGGTAACCTGTTCGGTCACCTCGACCCTATATTTCCGCATCTTCATCCTCCACATAGCCATCGCCATCGCACTTCTCGCAAGTGTCCATGTAGCCTTCGAGATAGCCACCGTTCATCCAATCAACGACTGGACGTTCATATTCCACTTCACCATAGCCACCGCATTCAGGGCAGAGTTTCATCCCTGCCTGAATTTGTGCTGCGTGGTACTGCTCACGCCAATGTTTCGTGATGTCTGACAAATTGCCCATCCTGGACCTCCAACTGCTCAAGTTCCATTAAACGCCTGACATCCTCCCAGACCCTAACGCACGACATACCATGCTTCGCGACCCACGCTTCTCGGCTCATGTCCATCGCGTCCTCTTCCATATCCATCAGCCATGCCTTGACTTTTCCCATTTTTACCTCCGTAAATTTGAAACCAATGGTCAGTGCAGTACGCCCGATTTCCATCGAGCGCATCCGCCTTTTTATCGCATTTATCGCATTTTCTGATACTAAGCATTCATCCCCCTCATCAAGTGACAGATAACATCAACCGTCCATCCATTACCAAGCATACGATACCGCTGGGTATTTGACACATGATTTGTGTAATTTTCTGGAACGGTCTGTAAACGCTCACATTCTAAAGGCGTAAGCTTACGCCATTGAAGCTGGTCAATGTCAGCCACAATGCTGTCCTTATATATGGTGGACAGACAATTCGACTTCTCATCTTCTCGCACCTCGACCCTTGATTTGAGGGGAATGGACTTGTCGTTATCTTTGCGCTTGCCATTCTCATCGAGCCTGCGTTTCACGATCCTCGCACCTCGAAGCAACACTTTTGGTTCAAGATTGCCACCAGATGCCGCGCACAAACTTGGGGCTTTGCCGTCTGGATCATAAACCCTGCGATTATAATCGTGACCCTTCAAGTCTGCGTGCCCAGCCAATATCAAGCCTGTGCCATCCAACTCCATGTCGAACACAAGCTGTCTGCGATTTTTCTGAAAATATGACTTCAGATTACCGCCCTTGAAATAGTTCGCATCTATGCAATGCGACTTGTCACGGTCAGTCCAGCCATCTTCGAGAATATCTTTGAGCATGATATTTCGGTTGCGTGGTGCACCCTCGACAGGGATGTTTGTCCAATACAGGCGGTCACGATTTTGCGCTGACACCAGATTAGAATTTATCCTGATAGGTTCGACCCCAAGCTGACTGGAAATTACATCCTGATATTCCTGTTTCATATTAACATTCTCAAGCAGGAAATATTTTGGCTTCAACTCCCTCAACAGGCGCACATATTCAAAAAACAATTTACTGCGTGGGTCGTCAAAGTTCAGTTGCTTGCCAGCAAACGAAAACCCCTGACAGGGCGAACCGCCAATCAATATGTCTATCGTGTGTCGAAAGAAACCCTTTTCGAGGTCAACACCATTATGAGCGACACACAAACGCCCATCCTTGGTTTTAAGTTTGGTCACATCGCCCATGTGTATCGTGTCAGGATAATTGGCCTTCGCAACTTGGATTGCATATTTGTCAATTTCTGACGCGAAATAATTTTCGACCTTGAAGCCGCACCGCTCAAGAGCGATGCGACCACAAGACATTCCATCAAATAAACTAAGAACGTTCATGCCGCTCCCCTTCCATATTCTTCCATCATCTCATCGTGAGTGCCTTCCCAGATAGTTTCCCATTCAGTCGAACCATCCTTGTAATATCTGGACTCTTGAACCTCGACACATAAAGCCTGAACACCATCTAAACGATTAAAGTAAATGGTGTAATAATAGTCGCACCAATGATGCTCCTCTAAAACATCATCCTCACCATTCAAATGATTTGACACCAGCCGAACCTCGCCACCACGCTTATTCTTGTTGGCGGCAACAAACGCGGACGCAAATTCGTCCGCCTCGAACCTCGGCAGTTTCCATGCGAAACCCTTCGCGGCCTCGATGAAATGAACCGCACCCTGCGGATAATTGTCGTAATGCTTGTACACAAAGCACTCGCCATCACCATCCCGAAATTTATAAATTGCTCTAGTTCCCATTTTCGTCCTCCATAGTATAATGAAACTTGAACCCCGAACCCGAACACTTGTGACAATCAACAACGTCACCATAGTTATCAGCCTCGAAACCGTGGCCGCAGCACCAATCACAGTACACACCAAACTCGATGCGTGAACCTTGAACCACGAGCCTTGTATCTTGAACCTCGCTTACATAAGCCATTTTTACCTCCATGTAATAAGACTTTATATAATATACTACTACAAGACAACATAGGACACAAGATATAATATGCAAATGTTTGTCACGTTTGTCACATATATAGAAGGATTTCCTGAAAAAAAAAAAATAAAAAAAATATTTCCAGACGGTGTGACAAGTGTGACAAGTGTGACAAGGGGGGTTAAACACATGAAAAACAACAATACTGCTTGTCACGTTTGTGTCACGTTTGTCACGGTACTAAGGGGGTTTTGGTATTTTCCCATATATATAGCTTGTGGAATTATGTCTAAGTTTTTGCTAAAACAGGGGGAGAAGTGTGACAAGTGTGACAAATTGAGAGGACAACCGTGACAAGTGTGACAACAATAGAAGAGGACGACAAACAGGTAAATAATCGCCAGCGCGAATTTGCTCGTTATTATGTGGAGGGCATATATTCAAATGCTGAATGTGCTAGAAAAGCTGGTTACTCTCCTGCCTCTGCCATGTCGATGGCATCTAAATTATTGAACGGCTCATATGCTCCTCATGTTGTGGAGTATATACAAGAACTCCGACAGGAACGTGAAAGGCGATATGGCGTGACCGTCATTGGTCAGCTGAAAAGACTGGACGAACTTTCGAGAGGGGCTGAAGATGCTGGTCAATTCTCAGCTGCAATCAACGCTGAAAAAATCCGTTCCGCTCTGGGTGGGTTGACTGTCGATAGACGAGAACAAATCCACCAGCTTGACGATATGACAAAAGAAGATATCGCCCTGCGGCTCAGTGAACTTCGGAAGCAATATCCGCAGGCGTTTATCGAGGGTACATATACGGAGAAAACGGATGCTAGAGAAAAACTTTTGGTCAGCAGTAAAGAAGAACCTGCCACCGAAATCCTTTCCGACACGGATTGAAAACAGGCATGGGGGTGGTGTTCCTGATGTTCATGTTGTGTGGGATTGTTTGCCCTTCTGGGTAGAATTAAAAGTAAGCAAAGGAAAGGGTGTAAATCTCTCGCCCCAACAAATTGCGTGGAATACCGCATATTCTCGTTGTGGAGGGGTTTCATTCATCTTGGTTAAAGGGACAAGGTCGGGCGACCTATTTTTATTTGAGGGCAGTCGGGCGGCTGAAATCGGGGAAATCGGGCTTGCAGCGGAACCTTTGTATCGGGGTCGGGACTGGACAGAGCTATGGGACAGGGTTCGGGACTCGTGGTTCGGGGATCGGGGTTCCAGGGTCGGGGCTATCGGGTCGGGGGTCCAGGCCCAGGACTCACCAGTCCAAGGGGTCAGTATGAACTGACCTCTCGGAGGATCTTGATCAGCTGGTCGGGAGTGTCCGCAGCGAGAGTGTTGTCGTGCTCCCCTACGTTGTTATCGAAAATGACCACATGGTAGCGGTCACCTTCATAGTTTTCTGTCACCTGGACCTGCCACCCATTAGGCAGGTCCGCGTCAAATGCAAGGTCGGTCATTCAAATGCCTCCCTTGCTATCTGTCTTAGTTTTGCTGCGTGCTTCCTTTCCTCTAAGGTCGCTTCCCTTGCCTGATCATCCCATTCGAGAAGATCCTCTAAACTATCAAAGCCTAGATCCGCGTCTTTTGGATCAGGCGTGTCTGTTAACGTGCCATCCGGCTGTAGGTAAAAAGGCCAGCTGTCACTCATTACATACATTTTCATTTTACCGCCTCCACAATTTGAGAAACTCCGTTATTAGGAATGTAGCAAAGCAAACAGTCTTTGCATTTTTGACCTGTGCAATTCTGCACTGTCTCACTGTCAGGTGACACGTTGTTAAATGTTCTGTCGAAGAATCGCGGTGGTGTGTCCATAACCGCATCAATGCGCGGATTGGAATAGATAAGGATTAAATTGTCCGGCTTGTCGTTCTGTAAATAGAACTTGCGGATGAATCCCTTGCGCTTAGTCCATAGCGCGAACTTTGTATGCGGATTGTGTAACGCGATGTTGTGCAAGTTTTCAAGATGCGTCATATTGATTAATTCGCCATGACCTTGAAACCGAACAAACGCTTGTAGGAATGTTGGCAATAAATGAGTTGGAATGATGCCAAGTGATAAAGCTTGGCTATTCCGTTCCCATGCCGGAATGCATCCCTTGCGGAATGTTTCTAACATCTCGACTGAATAGCATTTTGTGCAGATGATATCATCCGAGCCGCACGCGTGCATTTTTTGGCAATAAGGATTCGATAGCGTGTTAGTATTAACAGCTTTGAAATCCTCAAGCTTGCCTGTCATATTTGAAATTGTAAGCATTTAACCCTCCATAGTTTTGCTTATAATTTAGTTTACCATATCCAGGATGATAAAAACAAGTAAAAAGATATTCGGGTCGGGCAGCACTAAGACCGGGGTCGGGGTCGGGGTCGGGATTAAAAATAGCCCAGGAGCTGCAGCCCCTGGGCCTCTTGTTATATGGAGGACTAACAAGAATTATTAACATATACACCTGGACCAGCTGCGCAGTCAATCATCAAACTTAATCGCGTAGATGAGACTGGAGATAATGGCGACTAGATAAAAGATAACCAGCCCGATGTTGATCAGGCTGGTTATATCAAAGTTGTTCATGCTACCACCAGCAATCGTAAAACACTCTGGCGTTGTCTGACAATTCTTGTCTCGCCCATTGGCAAAACTCTAAATCCCTGTCACGGTATTCCTCTTGCGACTCATCTTGAAATTGATGACCCCAAAAACATCCGCCTTCTGAGTGTGGTAAAGTTTTAGTTTTAATTGCTTCTTCCAGCTGGTCGATATCATCAAGAGACAGTTCAACAGGGTTGCAATTAAAATCGCGCTCACCATTAACTCCACCTTTCTTGTTGAATACATCCACCATAAACTCGTGAAGTTTAGCGTGTTTGCGCCATTGAAATTGGAAGTGAACATTCCCTTCCTTTACATCATCCATATCATCTGCTGAAAATGCATATTGGTCTAAACCCATTTTGTCCTCCTATGCTACGATTTCTAATTGTGTTTCAGATAAGCCAATTTCTAGTTCGCATGTTTCCATCATACGCTGAACCTGTTTCTTGGCTAATGGGATAAACTCCGCAAAGTCATCACGACTAACCGCGTAAGTCTTGTCCCAAATGTCAGGCTGGTTTCTGTCATAGCCCTTAGCATAAATGACATGAACACCATCTGCGCCATCTATGTCACGCTCGGCAGATGGTGACATAACATAAATGCCATCATCTTTAACCAACCACAATCCATAGTCGTCTGTTGTTTCGTCAACGTATGGAATCTTGCGATCATGTTTCATCATGTGCGTTAGCATACGCTGAAACTCTTTACTCTTAAATTTTAGTCTATGCATTATTACCTCCATATAGACTGTTGTTGATGTCTCATCATACCATAATAACAAGTATAAAACAAACAAAAAGGGCGGCATTTCTGCCGCCCCTTCCGCATCCTATGGAGGAATTTATGGATGAACATAGTCCCATCGTCTAGGATTGTCTCTATGATTTTCATCAAACGGTGGGTTGTCCACAATCTCGACCTTATCGCCCATGCTCTCTAGTTTGTGGATGAACTTAGGAAGATCAACATCCTCTTCAAGAGCATAGATTTCTCGGTTAGGCGTGCAATAAGAAAACTTGCTGATATCGTTTTCTGTCATTCTCGCATGAGCGAGCTGATGTTTTGTGACAAGTCCCCATCCATGCGATGGGTCAGATACAAATGTTACGGTTGTGGTGTGCATATTATCCTCCATTAGACTGTTAGCAATAATTTATATTATCACATCAAGACAGAATAAACAAATAAAATTAATCGGGTTCGGGTCGGGATTGTTCGGGTCGGGTTCGGGACTGGTGAGACTGGTGACATGGTCGGCAGGCCATGTCTTTTATATAGTAAGAACACTATTTGAACAAAACTCCAGTCGAAAAAAATGGGCGGATTGCTCCGCCCATCCTATTAGTCCAGCAGTACCATGTAGGCACGCGGCTCATGCTGCCTGAACCAATCCAGACCAGCGCGTACAATTTGCCAATGCTCTTCGCGTCCAGATTTTTCTGCTAACATTTGCGTGCCCATGATAACGTCATAGACTGCTACTGCATCTGGTGAGAGCATTACGCTCTCACCTGTAAAAATGTTTGATACCTCTTCTGGCTCATCAAGAACCATGCATTTAAATGGTAATTCTCTTTTCATATCCACAATGCTCCGTCCCAATAATCTTCATTAGCGCAATTGATTGCCTCTTTTGGAGACAGGCCGTCCTGATAGTAATCATACCAGCTGGCATCAGGTAGATCATCGATGCCTAGACCAATAAGAGAAGACACGATTTTGTCGCACTGCTCATACCATTTCATGAATTTATTTTCCATTGTTACCTCCATAGGAAAATTGGCTAGGCCATGATGGCCTAGCCTAGGTGATTATTTCCAAGTAAACATTTTGCGTGTTTGCGTGTATGCCTCTTTAGCGGCATATTGAAAATCCTGCTCTTGATAAAAAGCATAGCCTGCGTCAACCGCTAGCGACTGCGTGTCTTTCAAGCGAGCTTGTGTTTTCTTGATAATTTCCTTCAGGTGATAAACCTCAGCCTGCATGGCCTCTTTGTCACCTGAAGTAGCTAATTTCTTAGCGGCAGTTAAGTCTTTTTGGATTTGATGTAACATAATCTTACCTCCATAGTTTGGTTATGTTTACCTAGTAAACATAATACTTAAACATATAAAAAACAAGTGATAAGCAGCTTTTTTTGTGTCAAACGTTTGACAGGCTCGGCTGGTCCTGGCGTCAAATTACTGACGCGTTTGTCAAATTATTGACTTGACAAGGGGTTACTTGGGGTATTTCGGACGGGTCGTCAAATTATTGACACCCCACCCCGTCAAATTTTTGACGGGTCTGTGCCGCCC